TGGCTTCGTGCCCCGAGCTGACGCCCTTGGCCGATCCGAGCTTCGGGGCGACAACCCTGAAGCTGGTGGAAGTGGCGGGGCAGTACCTTGAATGCCGCACCGCGGCGCTCGCGGGCCCGCGCGGCGGCCTCGACGGCGGAAGGCTCGACCACTGAGCATTACCGCACGGCGCTGCGCAAGGGCTGGCGCCTCACGGAATGCGAACTTGAGAACGCCTGGGCCGCAGCAAAGATCGTGTGGTCAACCCAGGGCCTGGAGGGTGGCTCGGAGCGCTACTACGCGCTGGCGCGGATCCTCGAAGACCGCTTGATGGAGAAGTGGCGGCTGCGGCACACGTAGGGTGAGGGCGGCCGGTGCTGAATTCCGGCATTTGGCGTGCACTCCACACCGGCATCCTTCGATGGAACAAGGGCCAGAACATCCAGGCGGTCTTTCTCCGCAGCCCTTCTCAGTCCGGTCGCGCATCAGCCTGCGCATTCACCCTCACGGCTGCGGCCCGGCACGGGGCTCCGGCTATCCCGGCTGTTGTTGCAGTGAGCGCAAACGAGCCGCATGCGTGAAGGTTGAGGGCGGCCGGAGCTGATCCCGGCGTGTGACTGCATTGCTCTGCACGGCTTGCTGCGCATCAGCCTGCGCGATTCACCCTCAAGTCTGCCGCCAGACTCCATCCTCGGGCGCTTGGCAGCGCGTCGAGGCGTTTGGTGCAACTCGGCGCCAGCGGCAGACTTGAGAGGGCCGCTTACGCCGGCCAGTCGGGGAACCTTCAGAGACGTCTTGTATGTTTCGCGCGCCGCTTGGTCATCTTTCCCGTTGCTCCAACTATCGGATTGAACCGGACCCCTGTCGGGGGTCGTGTCTCAGCTCTTCCACCACGTCGCTTTCGTCTCCGCGCGCCGCGATTGTCACACCGCGTGCCGCGTGCGTAAAGCAAAAAGGGCAGCTGATCAAGCTGCCCTTCTGCCGCTGGTCTGGCCACGTCAACCCTTTCGGCCAGTCGTCTCCGGGTTACCAGCGTCTGCGCATGCCTCATTATGCCGCAAAGTTAATAGTCTTTACCAGACCCTGAGCCAGCGCCACGCGACCTGCAGCCAAAGCCACGGGTGCATCAGCGGCGTGCCGGCCATCCAGGCGGGAATCGTCCCCTCGATGACGGTGACGTCCAGGCCGTCCCCGATCCAGTCTGGCAGGTGGGCCGGGTCGCCCTTGAACGAGAAGGCCCAGGTGTGATGCTTGCCGCGCACGACGACGGTCATGGGTTGCTTCATGCTTCGCTTTCCGGGGTCGACTGGGCCAGTTTCATCACATTCCCCTGTCAGGAAGCTTCCGCGCTTGCCTGATGCTAGAAACAGCGGACTCGCGGTAGTAGGCGAGATCCTCTGCGTTCTTGTGCCCAGGCAGCCAATGCATCACGGCATCGTCTGGGCAGGATCCGAAGCACGCCAGGCAGAAGGCGCCCAAGCCGCCCTCAACCCATGCCTGCATCGTCTCGTTGTTGTGAGCGTGGACCATCTCGCCACACGCCTCGCAATTGATGTCTTCGTGCGCCAGTGGGTGATCCTCCGGCAAGCAGTCCTCGATGCCGGCGTGAAGAATCGGTTCTCGTGCGTAGTCGGTCATCGCCCCTCTCCTTGATCTGGTGCTGGGGATGGATGGGAGGCTGCTGTCAACTCATAGAGGATGGCAGCGCGCAGGGCGGCTCTCGATGACTTAAGCCACCTCATCGCTGGGGCTGCGTGGCTGGCAGCGCGCAGAATTCCGAACTCCACAGCGGCTGACGCCTTCTCGATGTCGTCGACCATGCGCATGAGTTCTTCGGTCTTCGCGGCCGGGGTCATTTGGCCGTCCATCACTGCTCCTTCCCTGCTGTCGCAGGCGGCTCGTCGTCGGCCGGCTTCTGCGGCCACCACTTCGACTCGCCAACAACGCGAATCGTCGGGCGGTACATGCCGCCAGATAGCGCAGCGCTCATCACCTCGTTGCGGATGCGCTCGCCATCCTCGGCTGAGGCGTCAACCGGCGCGCTGAAGTCCATGCCCCAACCGCTGTTGGCGCGCTCAATCGGCTGCCACGCTCCCCGCGCCTCATCCAGAGCTTTGGCTATGGCGGTGCGCAGGGCGGTGCGGGCTCGTTCCATCTCTTCTTCGGCCTCGGCGCCTTTCAGCACCCAGTCCGTTTGCGCGATGGCAAAGTCGCTCGCCAGCCGCATCAGTTCGTCAAGGTGGTTGGTCATGGGTGGTCCTCGTCGTACTGCTCATCGGTGCTGAAGCTGTAGCTAACTCGCGTGCTCACCGAGAAGTCCCCGTCGCACTGAGGGCACGTCACCTCGTGTTCGCCTTCCTCGTACAGGCGCCACCACTCGTTCTCGCTGACGTCGCACACTTCGCCGCAGTGCGGACACTTCGGCTGGTCGGCGCCCCAGTAGCCATCAGGCGCGTAGCCTTCGGCCTCTTTGGCCTGCTTCAGGGCAGCGAACTTTTCCATCTTCTCGGTGGGCGCCATTTGGTTGTCGTCCTCATCCTCGTCAGCGTGGTCGTCCAGGTCGAACACTTCGCCACAGGCGGCGCAGCGCTGCATGCGGTCGTCGCCCGGGTCGTCCTCGTCATCGAACTGATACACGGTCTTGCAGCCGCAAGCAGGGCACGCCATCACACCCCCTCCCTGGCGTCGGCAAGAGATGCGCGGGGCTGCTGCCCCTCCGCGTCGGTCCTGATGGCGGCGGCGAGTTCTTTCCGGCCTTGCGGGCCGAGCCAATGCGGAAAGGACTCGACCCACCTGCGCCGCGCGTTCCACAGCGGCAGCCACTTCGGCGGCGAGCTGGGCGGCGGTGTAGAGCGAAGTCCGCGGCAGTCCGCCAGACATGGGCGCGTCCATGGTTGGATATGGGTACTGCGCATGGACGATCCACGCCACCGGCTCGCAACTCGGCTTCCACTCAGCCATTGCTCGCCTCCCCCTCGCTGCCGGCATGGCGAATGCCGAGCCATGCTGCATTCAGCTTTGACTCAAGGTGGGCGCGCATACGGGCAAGACCCTCTTGGTTCATATGCCCCTCGCCTACGATGTCCCCGATGATCGACAACAGTTCGTTGTAGTCCGCCAACCCCTCCCCCGCTCCACGCTGTGCCTGCCCTGCGGCCTCCACAACACCATCAATGGCCGCTACCGCCCCGCGCCGTGCTCGCCCGTCAGCGACGGGCCCCAGAAGCGCCTCACGAGCTTGGAACAGTGCTTTGTACCCACCGGCGGGAAGGGCGCCCCACTGCTTGTTGTCGCGGGCCCAGCGGAGCAGAGCGTTCACATTGAGGGGCTGCCCTGCGGCTTGCTGGGGGGTGGCAACGCAACGACCTTCAATCTCGCAAGACATTGCATCCGGGCACGTTCCGTGAACCGAGCACTTCGGCCCCACCGCCTCGGCTTGCGCCCGCTGTGCTGGGGGATGGGAGGCTGCGACTTCGCGCCCCTTCCGGTCAGAGGCGATGAACTTGGCCGCCGCCCGGTAGCAGGCATTCCAGCCGTCGCGCCAGTCAGGTGGCACATGGGATGCGTCCGGGTGGAACGGCGCGAACTCGTTGCCGACCTTCCAATCCTGCCCCGCCGCTGGCTCATCGGGGGCGGGCTGAATGGTGCAGTACCGATAGTCCGTGTCGCGGCAGGCGCCTGGGGTGTCGCAGCGGTCGCAATACTTGCGTGGCGCCCCTTGAGCGGGCTCGGGGGCGGGCTGGGCGCGGAGGGCGGCAGGGGCCTGCTGTCTCGCGTGCTTAAAAAGCGCCTTCAATTGCTCGTTGATGCTCACGTCTGGCTCCTGGGTTCTGGGCGAGTGCAATCAGTGCAGTGCTCTGGCGGGTTACTGTCGGTGCCGCCACAATAGGCACACACGAACTTTTCTCGCATCTTTTGGTGCTGCGCGCAGAGGTTTGACGCCACGGTTTGGCGCCGCCCACAACGGGCTTCACTCCGGTCACGAAGGGTGATGGTCCACTCACACCGCGTTTCGTCTGGCGCGTCGATGAACCGGCTCACGTCTGGCTCCCTTCGGCGGGTGGGTGGGGGAGGGCGGCGCGGGCTTGCCAGACGAACCACGCCAACGACGTTTCCGCTTCGCGGTAGTCGCCGCTCCTGCCTCGGGTCAGGAGCCATCGCAACTCGTCCAAGCGTTCTTCGTCGCCGTGGTTGCGGTCGAGCCACCACGCCTCAAACGCCTCTCGCTCCCCCTGCGCTGGCGGCTCCTGGGAGAGGGCGCGCACATGACCGCGACAGTCTTCGAGGATCGCCCTAGCAAACTGCCGCCATCCCCACGCCTTGCAGAAGCCTCGGATGCCTTCTGGCATGCCCTTCACCACCAAGTCGGCGATGTGGTCGATGCGCTCGTCCGTCAGCTCGGCCGGCCCTGCAACTTCTGGCTCGCGGGCTAGGGTGGCGATCAACTCTTCGACAACGCCGAACTTCTTCACCAGCGCGTCGCGGACGTCGAACGATTCTTCAGGCGCCAAGCGTGCCCCGAGTTCGGCGCAAATGTCGTTCAGCGCCTCTTTCGCCGCCTCCGCTGCGGCTCGCAGGGTGTCGTGGGTCATTGCTGCGGCTCCAGTTCGGGCCCGAGTGGCATGCAGCCTTCTTCGGGGTAGTCGGCCATGTAGGCGACGTGCTTGGTGAAGATGCGGCGGCCGGTCTCTTCGTCTTTGGTGCCGTCCTCCGGGCAGACGGCGATGACCACTTCAGCCTCTAGATCGTCGCCTTCGGGCAGGCTGTTCTGGTGAAGCGTGAGCCCGGCGAATCCGGCGAGGTCGATGATCTCGGCAATGGTCAGTTGAATCGCGCTCATTGCTTCACTCCATGCTTGGTAAGGGCGGCGCGGGCAAGGTTTCCTATGCGCGGCAGTTCAAGCCAGTCATCTGGCGTGGTCAGCCTCTCAATCGCCTGCAACGCTTCGCTCAGCGCCACAATGGCCTCGTGCTGGCGGCGGAGTTCGGCGGCGGCTTCGAGCCTCGCGCCAGGCCGGCTCGGCCATGGCCCTAAAAGGTCATCCGCCAACACCAGCGCCCTGGGCTTTGCTTCACTCATGGTGGGCTCCTGTGGCGCGGGCGGCTCCAGATCCACCGCACGTCTCGCATGTCTGATAGCCGCCGCTGAATTGGCCACCGACAGTCCCCTCCCCATGGCAGTCGGGGCACTTCCCCTTGTCAATCCAGGCCTGGCGCTCAGCGATGTAGTCGGCGAGGAAACTGCGGGCCGCCGCTTCGGACGTCTTTTCCCGCTTCGGCGCGGCCGGCTGCTTGTCGGCGCCTTTGGGGTTCATCGCTGAATCGATGGCGGCGCGGGCCTGCTGAACCTCAAGGTGGCTGTCATCACCACCAGAGCACCCGGCGAAGCGGAGAAGGCTCTCCAGCGCTTCACGCAACCTCGCCGCATCCATCCTCATCCGCTCCAGCTCTGCCTCAAGCGGGGCGAGGGCTGCGCGGGCGTAGGCGTGCATCTGTTCGGCGGTGAACACGTCGTACAAGTGGTCGTCAGCGTGGGTGCAGTACGAGTCGCACTCCGGCAGCGGCGGCAGTTCTGTCTTGGTCATGTGGGGGTGTCCTGTCTGCGATTTATGGTAGCACCGATAATGCCGAATCATCAAGACTTTTCGTGCTACTGATAAGATGTGTGCATGGAAGAGAAGAAGTCCCGCGGCAGGCCCCCTGCGCCGCCCGATGAAAAGCTGGTGTTGCGGTCCATCCGGCTCACCCGGCCGCACTGGGCCAAGATCGACGCTGCCGGCATGGAAGCCTTCCGTGAGTACATCGCGCGCTGGCGGCCGAAGCCAAAGGATCAGGCGTCTTCCAAGAAGTAGCGCGACGTGAACATCGGCCGCGTCTTGGCCACCGGCGGATCGCTCTCGTACTCGTCCACCAACTCCTGCGCCCTGGCCATCACCTTCAGCGCCATCTCCATGCGCTCGATGGTCTTGTTCAAGCCACGGATGCGGTCTTCGATGAGCCCGTCCACAGCGCTGGGCTTTCCGTCCTTGCGGCGGATCTTCTTCAGCCGGCGGGTGAGCTTGGCCACGTTGTTGGTGGCGAGCTTGCGGTGAGCGGCCTGCTCTGCTTGCTGGTGGGCCAGGACGCGGCGCACGGCACCCAGCATGTCGTCGTCTTCGCCGGTGACCGCCCGGCTGAACAGTTCCATCACCATGCCGCCGGCCTGCTGCTCGATCGTCGGCGCTGGCTTGTCGTCGCCGGTGGCGTCATAGCGGGCCCTGCTTTCCGGGTCGCCGAGCACCTGCATGGCGCGGTTCAGGGCCTGCTGGGCTTCGTCGCTGCCGCCCTTGTCGGGATGCGCGGCAGAGCTGGCTTTGCGGTAGGCCTTCTTGATGGTGTCAGCGTCAGCATCGGACGGCACACCGAGGGTGTCGTAGTGGGTCATGCTGGCACTCCTTCGGGCTTGCCGGCCCAGGTCAGCGTTTCGTCTTCGCCGTCGTTGTCGCGGATTGGGCGGAGTTCGTAGTCGTAGGTCCACGGTTCCCAACAAGGGCCGACCGCAGTCACGCCGGGGTGGCCGTGGTAGCGAATAACCCATGTCCCAGGCCGGTGCGCTTGACCCAGGACCAATACGATGCGGCCGATGTTTTCTGGGTTGTCGGCAGCTACGACCACCGCCAGATCGCCAGGCTTGCAGTTCATGCCTTCGCCCCCCTCGCCCACTGCCGCACCTGGCTGGCGTCCCACTTCCGGTTTCGCCGGCTGTAGTTCACGACCGGCTGCGGGAAGCCGGGCTGCTTGGTCAGCCGGTCAGTGACGTGCTTGCGGCCCACGCCCAGGAAGGTAGCGATGTGCTCGGTGGTCCACTTTTCGTTGTCGATCATGGTGCTGCTCACTTCAAACGCTCCCCGCGCGAAAGCGCGGTTTTCATGTCTTGCTCGATCCGGTCCATCAGGCGGTCGAACTCCGAGGCCAGCCAGCGCGCGGCCTGCCAGTGCGGGCCGGCGAGGTTGTCCAGTGGCGTGCGCCCTTCCCCGCCGCATGGCTTGCACGGGCGCGCGCTGGTGACCTGGGCGCCGGGGTAGACCAACTCCACCTTGCGGCCCTGGCAGTGCGGGCAGACCTTGCGCAGCCACCAGCGCAGCGTCACGTTGCAGGTCTGCAGCAGGTCACGGCGGGTGATGCGGCGGTCGATGTCCCCTCCCCTGCGGCAGGACTCGCTGCGCACCCAGCGATAGGCGTACTCGGCCATCACCGGCAGATTGGCGGTGTCGCCCGTCACCAGCATCCGGTAGAGCATCAGCGCCTGGCGTCCCTTCTCGTCGGCGCGTGCGGCGTAGCCGGCGGCCAGGAGGAAATCGGCGTCGCGTCGGCCTTCATCCAGCGACAGGCGGCTGGGGCGAAGGTCGCTGCTGCGGGTCGCTTGCGCGTACCTCTCGAGCAGGGTGGCTTTGTCGTCGCTCACGGTGCGGCATCCTTGTTTTGCGGGTCTTGCGGTTGCAGGCTCTTCAACCGGTCCGCCTCGGCCTTCAGTTGCCCGATCACCTGGTGCTGCATCGTTGCGGTCTCGTGGGCCTTGCGCAGTTCGTTGGCGAGGTAGGCCAGGGTTTGCAGGAGGTCAGGTTGGTTCATGCCGTCCCCGTGTGGCGCTCGACGTACTCGTGCTGTAGCCAGGCGAGTGACCCGAGCATTTCGTACACGTTGTCGTGGTGGTCGGCCCAGGTGGTGAACCGGCTGGCTCCGCCGTCCCCATAGCCGGCGCCGATGAAGGACTGCAGCCGGCCCGCCTTTGCGAAAGCCAGCAAGTCCTCCAGGCTTTGGATGAGCGCGGCGTTCGGCGCGTCGGCCTCCGGCACCACCGCCCCGTTGATGGCAACCACCTTCATGCCTTCTCCAGTTCCCGGCGCTTGGCCGCAAAGGTCCGCTTGATTTCCTTGAGGTCGTCCACGCTGTAGTGCCGTGGCGCTTGGTCGGACTCCAAGGCTTCGACGGCTTCGAGGCCGATGCGGGCGATGAGGCCAAGTCGGTAATCGACGGCCCGGCCGGCGCCCCACCGGTTGCACTGCTTTCGCTGGCCGTGGGCATTGGTCTCCACGAAGCGCAAGCCAGGCGCGCTGCCGACGCTGCGGTAGTGGCCGCAGTCGAACTTGCCTCCCACGTCGCCTGCGCTCAACGGCTGGCCGCAGCAGATGCAAGGCTTGCCGGCATCGCGGGCGCGGATGTAGGCGTTGAACTCGCGCTGAGCGGCCTTGATGTAGTCGCTGCGCGTGAGCAACTTCGCCTTGCGCTCGCGCAGCGCCTTGCGCTCCAGCACCTGCTGCCGCTTCTCTTCCTTGGCCCGCTCGGACTTGGCCAGGGACAGGGCGCAATCCACGCCGCAAACCTTGACCATGCTGTTGCGCGGCCAGAAAGGATTGCGGCAAACCTTGCAGGTCTTGTCTTTGAGCGGCTTGCGTTCGAGGGTCATTCCTTGAACCCCTCGAAGATCGTTTCGATCATCTCGGTGCGCAGGCGCGGCGAGAGTTGCGGCCACAGCACCTTCTGCGCGTGGTCCTCGCGCAGGAACGCCACAGCGCTTTCGTGGAAGCGGTCGAATTCCTCCTGCTCGCACTGCGCGTAGCTGATGGACTTCGGCACAGGCACCACCCCGCCCTTCGGGCCCGGGTACCAGTCGACGAAGCCTGCCCCCACCTTCAGCCAGGTGCGGAAGTCCTCGAACCGCTGGAAGCGCTCCTGCGACTCGAAGACCGCTTGCTCGAGCGCCATGTGCTTGCGGTGCACCACGCCGATGCGGTCGCGGTGGGTCTTGATCTCCACCATCTCGCCCGGCTCGGCGCGGTTGAAAAACCAGTTCATCAGCCGGCGCCAGCTTTTCTGGTCCCGCTCGCCCAGGCCGTCGATGGCACCAAACAGCACGCGGCGCGCGGCTTCCTTGTCGGCATCGCTGATGGCTTCACGGTGCTTGCGCACCAGCACGATGTCGGTCATGCCGCCAGCCCCAGCGCCCACACCGAGTTCATCGGCAGGTGCGGCGATGCTTCCGCCCAGCACTTCTTCTGCCGGATCAGGTGGACCATCGAGACACTGAGGCCCACGCGTTTGGCTTCGTCCTCGGCCTTCAGCGTCGATGCGCGAATCTCGCGCGCCTTGTCCATGTCCATCCGGGTCGACACGGCGCGCCGGCCGGCGATGCGCGCGGCATTGGCGGCCGGTGTGGAATAGACGCCCTCGGCGGCCAGCTTGCGCGCCAGGTTCTTGCGGCTCATGGCCGTGAGGTGCTTCAGGCAGGCCGGGTTGCGGCACGCGGGCGTCAGCAGGTAGCCATTCGGCGGCTCCGGGTTGCCGGCCAGGGACCAAACCAGCCGGCGCAGGTTGCGCGTCTTGCCGTCGTGGTGGGCGTAGGGGATGCCGTTGCTGTTGACGCACCCAACCCACAGCAGGCAGTTGCCCTCTTCCTCGCAGCGGCTGAAGATCATCCGCATGTCAAGCGTCAGGCGCTTCAGGGTTGGTGGCTGGTCTTGCGGCACCTGGTTGCCGTCCGCGCGCCAGGCGGCGAACGCCATCAAACTCGACGGCAGGCCCGCGCGCCGAAGTGATGCGCGCACCGCGGTCGGCGTCACCCCGTGGCGGCGGGCAATGGCTTTGGTCGAATGACCCGCTGCAAACGCGCGCAGGTAGTCGTGGTTGGTGCCGGTGCTCTTGCGCGCGGACATCAAATGCTCCTGTGCGGCCATGCGCCGAGGTTCATGGCCGACGCGCCGGCAGCCGGCAGGTACTGCTGGCTCTCCGCGTCAAACCACAGGGCGAAGCGCCCCTCCCATTCGCCGTTGCGCTGCTTGCAGCAGATGAGGCGCGCGTCAGGCTCGTCGGCCGCAACCGCCTTGCCCACCGCTTGGTCGGCCTCCTTCTTCTTGTTCCGCCACACCAGCAGGATGTTGTCCACCTGGTCAGCAATGGCGCCGGTGCCCTTCACGTCTGACTTGTCTGGCTGGTCGCCCTCGTGGCCCAGCTTGCGCAGGTGGTGCACGACGTGCACGTGCATGCCGGTGTCGCGGGCGATCGAAGTTGCCTCGTCGATGAATGCCTTCTGGCCGTTGTAGTCGTCCTCGCCGGCCACGCACTTCATCAGGCTGTCCAGCACGAACTGCTTGATGCGCAACTCGACGGCGCAATAGCGCATCACGCCCAGGATCACGTCGCGCTTGACGGTGCCTTGCTGGTCGTACAGCCAGAGTTTGTTCTGGGTGAAGACGTCGAACTGCTCATAGAGGTCGCGGTAGACGGCCTGCACCTCGGCGTCCTGCATCCAGTCCCCGGCGGGCCGCTGGCCAGACCACTGCCGCGCCATGCGCTCGATGGTCTTGCGGGGCTTCATTTCGAAGCTGGCGATTGCGCAGCGTTCCTCCTGCGCAATGAGCGACAGCGAGGCCAGGCCGGTCATCAGCGACTTGCCATGGCCGTTCACGCCGGCCCACAGCGTCACCTCGCCGGGGCGGAAGGCGAACAGCGGGTGCGACTTCTCCCACGGCAGGTAGGCCTTCGGCTCGTAGACCTGCTTGCCGAGGTCGTCGATCAATTGGCGAACCCACTCCCCGGCTGGGCGCACCTTCGTGCTCGCCTCGGTCTGCTGCAGGTACGCGGCGAAGTCCATCTCGTCCGCGTGAATCACTTGGGCCATGTCATCACTCCATCCGTGTCGAACATCTGCGCGTGCTCCCATTCCTCGCCGCGCCGTTGAAAAACCGATCCCACCACCCGGCTGGCCCCGGCTGCCTCGCAGGCGTCGACCACGGTGGACACCCGGCCAGCATCGAGCCCGTGCACGATCACCAGCAGCCCCACCACGCAGCGCAGGTCAAGCGGCTGGACGGCTTCGTCCGCCCCGATGTGCAGGTGGGCCATGCCGACGCCCAGCGAGTGCCAGCAGGCGTGCAGCCGGTTCGGCTCGCCATCGGTGTCGATCTGCACGGCCAGCGGCACCTGGCGGCGCAGGCGCATGGCGATCAATGCGTCATGTCCCCGCATCACACGTCCCCCGCAAGGGCGAAGGCGGGCACGTCGGCCGGCGGCCCATCGCGCCAGCGCTCCCCGTTGAGGTAGGTCAGCGGCGCCGGTTCGAAGCCATCGCGCCAGGACCGGGTGGACTTGCTGGCTTCGACGTGGGCCACGATGCGCTCCACCTCGCGGCCGAAGTTGCAGCGGCGCCACTTGGCCGCGCACTTCTTCCGGTCCTGCTTCCGGGCGGATCCGGGCCATGCGGTCCAGAATTCAGGAAAGCCCTGAGGGTCCGGAGTCTTCTCCGCGTCTGCGTCAGCAGACGAAGCCGTAGGCTTCTTCTTATCTGGTGCTTGGTGCTTGGTGGCGAACTCACCCATTACTTCGGCGGGAGTCACTTGCGTGTCACGCGTGACATCCGCGCTACCCGATTCGTGTTCGGCGGTCTTCGCGCGGTTCCTGGCGGTTCTCGCGGCGTCCTTCGCGCGCTTCTGCATCATCGCCAGGACGCGGGCCGCCACGGTGTCGTGGTACAGGCGCCCGTCGCTCGCCAGCCACCAGCCGCGCATGAGCACGGCGCGGTGCTTTGAGAAGACTTCGGGCTCCATGTCGAGGATGAGCGCCAGCAGCTCGTCATCGTCCGGCAGCGATCCGCAAGGGGTCTGCTCCCAAGACTCGGACCACAGCAGCAGGAGGTGAGCGCGCACGAAGCCCGTCCTGGCGCGAAGCCAGGTGTCGGACTTCTTCACCTGCTCCATGTTCACCTCGAAGCGCCAACCCTTGGCCATGGTGTCGGCGGGGTATGGGGGCGGGAGAAGGTCGCTCATGCTGCAACCGCCTCCTGGGCTGGCTCGACCGGCGCCCATACGCGCTGCCGCGGGCGCGGTGCGTCCTTCGCGGGGCGAACCTGCTTCAAACGTCCCTCGGCCCACCCTCGGCCCAGCTCGGTCAACGACCACACGTTGCGGTGGCCGCGGCTGTCCCGGCGCTTGTTCACCAGGCCGAGCCTGAACGCGCTGGACAGAGCGATGCATGCAGCCTGTGGATCGAACGTCATGCGCCCACCGACCACACGACGGACGTCGCAGGCCAAGGCCTCGCCGCCGAGTTGGTGCAGCGCGCGGGCAGCCACCTTCCATCCAGCCATCAAAGACACTCCCCACACTTCCGGCCGCGGGCGGCCTTCTTCCAGCCGACAGCCAGCGGCTTGTTTTGACGGCAGTAGGCGCAGCGGAAGGTGTGTGACAAGGGCCGCGTGTCCGACTGCCCCTGCTCGGCGGCCGATCGCTTGGAGCGGACTGCGCTCATGCCTGCCCCTTGAACCACCCCGGCACACAGGCGCCGCGGGCATCAGCGTCAGCCTGGAAGCCGACAGTGCATTCAGAACAGGGGTTGACCGACCGGCACCGGGCTAGGCGCTGAGCCTCCACGCGGTTGGCCATTGCCTCGGCCGCCACGCCCGACAGATACGTGATCCAAGAGGTCTTGTTCATGCAGGGAGGGACCGATTGATTGAGTTGGTCGAGGACCAATGCCCACCGGGCAGGCCTCGCGTTTGCCACACCGAGTCGTGAGCCCACATCAGCGCCCACCCATCGAGGGCGGATTCCCACCCAACAGCGAGCCAACACGCCGAATACGATCCGCATTCGAGTTGGCCATCGCGTCGCTACCCCAGGCCACGCACTCCACCAACGTCCTAACAAACTCAGTGAGGGACATGCCATGACTGGCCGCGATCGCGTTAACCACTGCCTTGGTCTCACTGTGAAGCGGGATGCGGCTCAGCTCATCGTCAAATTTCCCGCCGGGGGCCGTCCTCCCGCTCCGACTGAAAAGCGCATTGCCCCCGTTGAGGAATGGGCCGCCGAGTCCGTTCGACGTGTCTGGATCAAGGCCGCCAAGGCCGGCGCGGTCGAACTCCTGCTCGTTGCACGCGGTTTGATCTGATGCGGTCACCATGCCGCCCTCCCGTTGAAAACACGGGCCTGGACCCGAAGGCCCAGGCCGCGCAAAGCCGCCTCGAGAGCGGCAGGGAGGAGTCGCACGAAGAAACCGGGGAATTGGATGGGGCGCATCTAGGCCTCCAAAGCGGCGCGTTGCTTCTTGGCCCTCACAGCTTTTGGTGCGCCCGGCGCGCTGGCCAGTTCGGGCCAGATGGTTCGCCAGTCTTGTGGGCGCAGATCCCACCGCATCACCGCCCCGCCTGTCGCGGCCTCAATGGCCGAGCACCGACTTGCGGGCGCCGGCCTGGTGCCTGCAGCGATCTGGCTCAAGAATGACGACGGGATGCCAACCGCCGCTGCGAGGTCTTTCGCTCGCCCCTTCTGCTTTGCACACCAAGTCTGTAAGTCCATGTATAGACTTTAGCATTGCAAAGTTTTCGATGCAAGCATTGCTTCGTGCCGAAATCGACACTCAAGCGATGCATATCGGGGAGCGGCTTAGAACGCTGGTCAAGGAGCGAGGGGTGGCGGTGAAGGCGTTGGCCTTGCACTGCGGCGTCACTACTGGCGCGGTCTCCAACTGGTTCCGCACCGGGCGGATTACGAAGGAAAACCTGCTCGCTGCGGCCGAGTTCCTGGGGACCACAGCCGACGAGGTGATCTCAGGCGCCGCGCTTGATCGGTCGGCGCCCCAGGCGATGGCATCGCCCGCGTCAGCGCTCAACCTGCTCGCGCGAGCGTTGGCGGGGTTGCCCCGACTAGAGCGGCTTCAACTGGCCACGCTGCTTCCGTTGCTGGCAACTGAGCCTGAGACCAGCCGGCAGACCATGCAGGCGATCCTGCGGCTGTTGGGGGCCGACCCCGTGGCCGCCGATGAGGTGGCGCGGGTGGACTTCAGTGAACTTGCGCTGGACCTTGCAGAAAAGCTGGACGCCATTCCAGAGGGGCGGCGAGTTCGGGCGCACCGCGCTGCAAGCGTGGCGCTGTCACTGCAGGAGTTTCCCGACTCTGGCGATGCCACAGGCGACCGGCCCCCACCGCCAGGGCCGCGGCCTGGCTCGGGCTCGCGCAAACCGCGCTGAGTAGCCCGGCTTGGGCCAGTGGGGCGATCACGCTGCTCACCTCATCCAACGGCTGCTGGTCGACCAGGAGCACCGCCGGTCGACCGCCGGCCTGGGTCGCCCACGCCTCCAGCAGGAATCGCACGTCCCCGGGACAGAGTTGGAGCGCATGGCCGGCGTCAACCAGCAGGCACTCAGGCGGGCCGATCAAAAGGGCCCGTGAAATCGCCCGCTCAATTTCCGCCTCACAAATGCCCTGCTTCAGCGTGATGCGAACAACATCACGATATGGCTGATCGACCGTCCAAGCGTTTGATGGCGCGGTTCGTGGCATCAATTCCCCCTAGTGCTTTCCTGCACATTTTGCGGGGGCGGAAACACTTTGACACCTAGCAGAATTGCCGTCATGAAATCCCTACGTGATGTCTTGATCTCGGAGGCTTTGGGCGGCCTGGGTAGCGCTCAGACGGCGCCGGAGTTCGGCGCCCTCGCGGAAAAGCTCACAGAGGGTTTCGGCATGGATCGGTACATCGTGATCGACGTGCGTAACGGCACCCTGGCGGGGCTGCACCACAACGCGCCTGCCCACTTGAGCGCCGACATCGAAAACCTTGCCACCGCGGATTCGGACCCGATCCTCGGGAAGGCCCGAGTTTCGCGGATGCCATTTGCATGGGGTCGCGGCGACGGCGGCCCCTGGCGCGAGGCATATGGCAGCTTGGGGTATCACTCGGGAATCGCGGGCGTGACCTGGGACGGCGTGGGCTCCGGTGTCATCGCCCTGTTCTCTTCGGAGGCTGATGGCCTGCCGGAGGAAATTATCGGCTCGCTGCTCGGCTTCGTGGTGTTGGCGGCCGTGACGATGAGCACGCCGCTGCGCCGTTTGGCGCCCAGACCGCTGGCCGAATGCCCTTTCACGGCGCGCGAACTGGACTGCCTGCGCTACGCGCTGGCCGGTAAGTCGTCAAAGGAAACGGCGCGCTCGCTGGGCATTGGCGCGCGGACCGTGAACCAATACCTCGAACGAGCGCGCACCAGGCTCCAGGTCAAGACCACCTACGCCGCTGCCACGATAGCGCTGCGGCGTGGGTGGATCGACATGCAGGAAGCGTCGGAGCTGGCCGGCTTAGTTCCCGCCGCCACCGGTGCGCGGTAGGTCGGCCGGGTTGTAGTCGCGGATGCCAAGCAGTGCCAGCAGGAAATCAAACATGGGTGGACTCCACAGAGGGTTGCGGTCAAATCGACCGCTGTCCACTTTGAAGTCCCTAGCACGTTTCGCCTAGCTGCAAAACCTGTCAGGTTTACCGTCAGTGACAACTGAGGTAGGCCTAGTCGATCAAGCCCCCTTGAATACAAGTGAGCACCGCGCCTTGCACGGAGCTGGCGCCCAGTTTGCGCGCAGCGCTGCGCTGCCGCCGGGCCACCTCTGGCTGGCTGATGACCATGCGCTGACCCACCTGCCAGGCGGTGTACCCGTCCTTGGCCCAGCGCAGGCTTTCGAGTTCGCCGGCATCCAAGACCGGGCTACCTGCCGGGGTCGGGGTAGAAATCCGCTGCAGCGCTGACTGCGCGTGCAGCGTGACCATCTGCACGGCCGCCTGCAGGCGCATGCGGACCACCGGGTCGATCGGCAGCGCGTCCGGGCGATCGAAGCCCAGCAAGAACTGCTCGAGGTGGCTGGGCTCGTGCACGCTGCACGCTACCCCGCAGCGGTAGCCGAACGACGCCTGCAGATCCCATAGATCCACCGCGCCCGCTTCGACGTAGGTGGACTGGTCATACAGCACGGGGACGATGTTGGAGCGCAGAGCCCGGATGACCGGATCACGCAGGGCATCGCTCAGCGACTGCTGTGCCACGACATAGGCATCTGGGGTGTTGCCAACCCCGAGCATCCAGGCATTCGCGGATCCCATGGCGCCGCGGATCAGCACCGCCGAGAACAGGCCGAAGCCCAGCTCGTGTGCTGCTGACGTCAGGCGGGACCGCAGGGTGTCGACGTCCGGCGACAGTCCTAGATCCAGGAGTTGCTGCTGAGAGAGCATGGACCGCTATTGCGACGGAGTCCCGCCCTGTCTGCAATCGTAGTTGCCCTTGATGTTGGCGAGGTAGTAGCGCCCTAGGGACGGCGATGAACGCCACGCCGCCACGGTCTCTGGCGGCATGCGGCAGTAGTGATACCAAGTGCCCTTGAGGTTCACCAGCAGGTAGCGGTCCGACAGCTTCCAGCAGGTACGCCAGACCAGCGAGCTGGGTTGCTCCACGCAGTTGAAGCCCTTCAGGTCGACCTCGCCGTGGTACTTCACGAAAACCGTCTCGGCCGACGCGCCCATAGGCGCCAACGCGAGCGCGGCCAGCATCACTTTCGTTCTCAGTGGTCCCATAGCCCCTCCCTGGGTTCGCTCGATTCTTCCGGCCTAAGGGTAAGCCTGCACGGATTTTTGTTCAGCAATGCTTGCCATCAATACTTTGCATTGCTAAACTCTCTTCCGTCGCACCCAACTTCCCCGCCGGGGATGGTGCGATGGGAGCAAGGGTCATGCAGCACCACGCCTACACGCCATGGGAAGTGCAGATGCTCACCAGGGCGCAGCCGAGGCGCTTCCATGTTGCGCGGCAGGTCGAGGACGGAACGTGGTCCTCGCCGCACTGGGAGCAGATGCCGGCGGCCGATGGTGGCATCGCCAGGTTTGAAACCGCCGAAGAGGCCCGCGCTGCCATCGCCGCGGATGCCGGGGTCGCCGCATGACCTCCCTCCACATCAACGGCACCGAGTACCGCAAGGGCGAGCCTCCAGCGATCGGCTGGTGGCCGACCCTCACCGGTGAATCGGAGTTCCCCCTGATCCGCTGGTGGAACGGGATGTGTTGGTCGGTGGGCGCGAACGAAAAGCACGACAAGCACTACGCCGAGCGCTGCGCCCGCAGTCCCGCGCCGGTGCCAGACCGGCAGATCCACTGGGCCGACCGCCCGGCGCACTGGCCGGAATGGAGCCGCACGTGAAGCGCCTGCTCGGTTCCATCCTGCTGTCGTTCGTGCTCGGCAGCGTCGGCGCCCTGGTGCTCACCCGCTGGGCCGAGTGCTTCGACTGGGACCGGGCATGCCTGATCGAAGGCCCGCAATGACCCTCATCTGCCTCGCCGCCATTGCGGCCAACAGCCCAGGCCTGTGCCCCCTGTTGGCGGCATGGCAGGCGTGGGAAGAACAAACCCCGTTCACGTGGCTGACGCCACAACAAGGAGAGTGACCATGGACGCGATAGACCCCCTGGCCGCCGCCGACGCGAGTTCGGCGGAAGGGCTGGTGATGTTCAGCGACTTTGCCTCGGACGACCCGCTGGCCAACTCGTTCGAACTGAAGTTCGGTGATGGCGAATTCGACTGCAGCGGCAGCAAAGCACTGCTGGCCCTCCGCGCATGCTTCCCGGCCCAAAACTGGGGCGCGCTCATCCTCCAGCGGTGCCTCATCTCCAACCCCACCGCTTCAGCGCTGCTCAATGAAGACGTGCTGAAGATCCGCCGCGTGATCGTTGAGGACTGGTGCGATGTCTTTGTGCGCGGGCCGCACATCCTGGACGTGATCCGCATTGACGCCGGCATCTACTCCGTCGATGGTTTCGCCAAGCTCGCGCGCTTCGCGTCGGCGCGCATCACGCTCGCCGACGAGGGACTGGCCGCACTGCAAGACGACCTCGCCGAGGCGCAGCGCCGCTTTGGTGCCGACCGCCTGAACAGCGCGGGCCATGCCATCGGCGCACTGGCTGGGCAGGAGTGGACGGCTGAAACCATCGCCGCCGCTGTTGCTCACCTCGAAATGCTGGAGCGCGATGGGCCGCCCTCACGCGCGCCGCGCTGGCACATCGGCCCGTTCAGCGCCAGCGACTTCAACCTCCTCCCGGACCGCCCGGCCCCCGCCGGCATCGCCTCCTGTGCCTCGATGACCCACAAGCTGGGCGGCTGGGGGGTGCAGTCATGAACACCACCGAAACCATCGAACTCCTGCGCGAAGCCTCGAAGTTCGTCCAGGCCCAGGTCCGCACCTACATCGGCGACGAGGGCGAGCCCACCGAGTATTCGGAGTGGGACGTGGAAGCGCACGAACTGGCCTGCAAGCTGGCCTGCGAGGCCGACCGCCTGGAGCGCGAGGCCATCCCCGAACAGACGGTGCATGCCGTTCAACCGGTGCGGATGGCGGCATGAACCGCGTCCTCGCCTTCCTGCTGCACTGGCTGCGCACGGGCCTGCTGACCGCGATCCTGGCGGTGCTGTTCGCCTACACGATCGGCAGCGCCCGGGCCTGCGAGGAAGTCCCGGCCTTCTGCCCATTCCAGGGCACGACCGACCCCGCGCCGCGCGATCAGGGGTCGCGCATGGCAACGGACACATCTCAACGCAAAGCGAAGGACCCGGCGGATAGTGCACCGCCGGTTTCCAAGGAGTAGTACCCATGGGCAACGTCTTCAGCATCACCCGGCCTCTGCGCGAGGAAGACCTGGACGAACGCCTGCGCCTGCTGGGCGTCGAGCCCCGGGCCGCCGCGCTCTACGTCACCGGCCACGGCGACCTGTCGCTGAAAGAGGCTGAAGACCTGGTGGCTGACGACCTCGCCATTGCCCAAGCCTTCACCGGTCACTACGGACTCGGCTGCATGGAGTCCGCCACCTTCGACGCCATGGACGCCGCGATGGCTGCTGGCCTGACGTGCGCCGACATCGACGTGGATTTCCACGAACCCATCTTCGTGTCCAACGGGCTGCTGGCACGTGCCGGCAGGGCCTGGGATGCCTTCATGCGCTGGGTGCGCTCCTGACGCGCCTGAGCCCCGACTGACCAACTGGAGCAAAACGTGAACGCTGTAGTGGAGAGAAGCGGATACGAGCTGGGCCACCAACAGGCCTTTAGCTTGGCGCCGCGCAACCTGGAAGAGGCCTTCCGCCTTGCCGACATGCTGGCCGATTCCGACCTGGTACCCAAGGACTTCAAAGGCAAGCCGGGCAACGTGATGATCGCCATGCAGTGGGGCATGGAGGTGGGGCTGAAGCCGTTGCAGGCCCTGCAAAACATCGCGGTCATCAACGGCCGGCCCTCGATGTGGGGTGACGCGGTGCTGGCCATCGTCCGCGCCTCGCCTCTGTGTGAGTACGTGCTGGAAGAAGAGGACGGCAGCGGCACGGCCATCTGCCGCGCCAAGCGCCGTGGCGAGCCTGAGCAGGTCCGCACCTTCTCCAACAGCGACGCCAAGACCGCCGGCCTGCAGGGCAAGTCAGGCCCGTGGACCACCAACCCCAAGCGCATGAAGCAGATGCGCGCCCGGTCGTTCGCCCTACGCGACGTCTTCGCCGACGTGCTCAAGGGCATGGATGTGACCGAGGTGGTGATGGACCTGCCGCCGCTGGACCAGCCGGCTGCGCAGAAGCCCGCCGCAACGCCGGTGCCCGACGCCCTGCTGCACCAGGCGCAGGAAGCCGCCGGCAAGGGCGAGGCCGCCTACCAGGCGTTCTGGCAGGCCATCGGCAAGGACAGCCGGCACCTGCTGGGCGCACACCACGCCGACCTCAAGCTGAAGGCGCAGCAGGCCGACGCCGCGCGCACGGTGGAGGCCGACCAACAACCCGCAGCAGGAGAGCAGCAATGATCCAGTTCGACGAATCCCCCCAGGGCAGCGAGGCGTGGCTGGCCGCGCGCCGTGGTGCGATCACCGGCAGCCGGGCCAAGGACACGCGCGCCTTCAAGAAGAACGGCGAATCGACCTCGGAGCGGCTGGCCTACGCCATGGACAAGGCCCGCGAGCGCCTGGGCGGCATGGCGGCGCCGGTGTTCCAGAACGCCGCCATGCGGATCGGCACCACCGAGGAACCAGAGGCCCGCAAGCGCTACGAGTTCGACACCGGCTACCTCGTGCGTGAAGTCGGCTTCGCCTACACCGAAGATCACAAGTTCGGCTGCAGCGTGGACGGCCTCATCGGCGATGACGGGGTGTGGGAGTGCAAGACGATGGTCAGCAGCAACACGCTGTTCAAGGCCATGGTCGATGGCGACATCAGCGACTATCGCGACCAATGCCTGTTCGCAATGTGGCTGCTGAACCGCAAGTGGGTCGACCTCACGCTGTGGTGCCCGGACCTCCAGGCCCTGCACGTCATCCGCATCCAGCGCGACGAGGACGAGATCCAGAAGCTGGAAGACGACCTCGTGACCTTCGAGCGGCTGGTGAGCGGCTACGAATCGGCGCTGCGGGCCAAGTTGTCGCCGCCGGCCGACCCGCCCTGGCAAACCGAGGCCCCTTCCCCCACCACCCAGGCCCAGCCCCTTCCGGCTGGTGCGGAGCTTTTCGCATGAACCAACTGTCCTGGTTTCTGTACTTTGCCGATGTGGTCAGCGGCCTCGGGCTAACGCTGGGCATGCTCAGTTTCGTTTGCCTCTTCGCTGGCTTGGTTTGGCTCGCGATCCGCGTTGAGACGGAGCAAGCGCGCCCGTTGATTCTTCCGATACGGTTGCTCATTGCCGCCTTCCCGGTCGGACTCCTGTTGGCCAACGTGATTCCTGGCAAGAACACCATGTACGCCATCGCGGCGTCGGAGCTGGGCGAGCAGGTGGTGACGTCCGACACCGGCAAGAAGGTCGCTTCCGCCCTTGAGGCATGGCTTGACAAGCAACTGGAAGGGGTGGGGAAATGAGCGAAGTCGCCGAAGCCCCCGAAGTCCTTGACCACGCGGAAGTCAAGGACGGCAAACCCATCGTGGCCTACAGCCGCACCGAGGTGGCGCTGGCGGACCTGACCGCGCGCTACAAGGGCGCCACCTTCGACCTGACCACGACGAAGGGCGACAAGGCGGCCCGGGCAGCGCGGCATGAGTTGGTGACGCTGCGCACCGCGCTGGAGAAGAAGCGCAAGGAGTTCAAAGCCCCGGCCCTGGAGTTCGGCAGGCTGATCGACGCCGAGGCCAAGCGCATCGAGGCCCAGGTACTGGCGCTGGAAGGCCCGATCGACGCCCAGATCAAGGCCGACGAGGAACGCCGCGAGCGCGAGGCCGAAGCCAAGCGCCAGGCCGAAGCCGCCCGGGTGCAGAAGCACCGGGACGCCATCGCCGCCATTCGGGCCTACATCGGCTTCGCCAAGGGCCTGCCGGCCGCCCGCATCCAACTCGGCATCGACCGCCTGGAGCCGATGCTTGTCGCCGAGCCCGAGGAATTCGCACCCGAGTACGAGGCAGCGAAGGCCGAAACCCTCGCCACCCTGCGCACCATGCACGCAGAAGCGGCGGCCCGAGAGGCCGAAGCCGCCCGCCTGGAAGCCCAGCGCGCCGAGCAAGCCCGCATCGCGGCCGAGCAGGCAGCAGAAGCCAAGCGGATCGCCGACGAGAAGGCCGAGCTTGCGCGGCAGCGGGCGGAACTGGAGGCGCAGCAGGCGGCCATTGCGGCGGCGGCCGAGGACGCGACGGGCGCGCGCTTGCAGGCCGCAGCGGCAAGCCAGTTTGAGGCCAATCAGCAAGCGATCGCCTGGGCACAGCAGAAGGCGGTCAACGCGGCGCCTGGTGAGTCAGGGTGGGGCAGCGTGCGCAACTTCAGCCCATCCCCGCACGCCCTGCAGCAAGGCTTCCCCTGCGACACCGCCCCGTTCGCCAGCACGCTGACCAAGGCGATCCAGTCTGCACAGACCGAGCGCGCCAGCAGCGCCGCATGGCTGAAGCAGGCCAACGAGTGCTTCGCCGAGGTGGCGCACCAAAGCGAAAACTACGAGCCCGGCTTGAAGGGTTGGCGCCTTGATGGAGACGGCGCGCTGAGCGTTGTGATTGGCCCCGACATCGAAGACCTCTGCCACGCCCTCCTTGACCACATCGCCAAGGCCTGGGGCAACCGTTTCCCCACCCAGCCCCACATGGCCCCGGCCTGGTGGGCAGACCTGAGAGCCAAGTCCGACGCGCTGAAGGCGCTGCTGGACGACGAGGCTTGAGCACCAACTGAAGGAACGACCATGGGACTTGACGTTACCGCCTACAAGGGCCTGAAGAAGCTTGACGCCGTGTTTGATGCCGGCGGCGAACCCATCGACCCAGTGACGCGAGAGCCACTGGACAACGTGATGATCGCGTTCGACAACGGGGACTTTCCTGGTCGGGCGGCTGGACTGGAAGACCGCGGCGTCTACAGCTACGAAGATGCCGAAGGGTTCTGGTCGGGCGGGTACGGACGCTACAACCACTGGCGCGAAGGACTGGCGAAGCTGGCCGGCTACCCACTGACCGAATACCAGGGCAGTTTCGGTGGAGCCCAGAAGGCGCATGCCGCCGCCTGCTGGCAGGGCGCCGCCGGCCCCTTCTCAGAACTCATCAACTTCACCGACTGTGACGGGACCATCGGCCCCGAGGTGGCCGCCAAGCTGGCGCGCGACTTCGCGGAATGGGACGAGCGCGCACAAGCCATCGGCGGCGAGTGGTACGAGGCCTACGCCGAGTGGCGCAGTTGCTTCGAGTTCGCCGCTCACACGGGCGCCGTGCGATTTCACTGATCCCCCGGGCCACCGGCAGTCGCTTTCGCGCTGGGCGGGTTCGCTCACCCGTAGCTCCACCAACATCCCAGCGGCTCGCGTTTCCCGGTGGCCCACCTTCTACTGAAAGGCTGACATGACCGAATCGACCAAGCGGAAGACGCTGATGGATCTGCACCGCGCCGCACTCGACGCGCATGTGGCGTACCTCATGGAGTCAGGGACCGAAGAGGCAGCGCAGGAAGCCAGCCGCAAGTTTGAATCGGCGCTGGAAGGGGCGGTGTTGGTGTCAGAGGAATACGACCGGCTGATTCGTCACATGGATGCAGGCGGCGATTTCTACGCTTTCCAGATGTTGATGCACCAGGAGTTTCAAGCCGCCGGGCGTGTCGCTGCATCAGGCAAGCCATCCCTGGAAGCACTGCTGGATCGGTTCTCGGGCTGGGACGGGCCGGAGGCTCATGGGCCAACCGAGCCACGCGCCATGACGCGAGAAATGGCAGAACGCGCCCAGGCGATGAGTGACCCGATGCACACGCACGCCGCCGCGCCAGACTGCTCTCCCAACGTGCTGGCCGGCGATGGACGAATCCACGGTCTGAGCATCACGCCGGGGCCGCCTGGTAACTACCTGCGCTACCAGTGCGACCGCTGCGGGAACATCGTGCTGGAAGGCGACGGATTCGTGGCGGCGCTCGCCAAGTCGTTCACATGCAAGTGCGGCGGCAGGCCTGTGCTGCTCAACGAGAAGGACTGATATGACCAACACACCGAAGTGCGACACGCCCGACCAGTGCCGAATCCAAGACGACGGCCCGAGTTGGACCACCTGCGTCTACTACCCGCCGGTTCTAGACGGCCACGGCAACAACCTGAACCCGGACGGCAACAGCCACCATCATCCAGTGCAGTGCAGCACCTGCGGGCGCAAGTGGGACGCGGGCGCACCGGAATCGAAGGCCTGACATGAGCGCCCAGCCCCCCACCACCGAAGAGAAGATCGTCCAGCTCATCGACGAGTTGAACGACCTGTGCGACCTCTGGCGCAAGCACCGCTGCCGCGCGGTGACGCCCACCAGCATCCAGGTTGCCATCATCAACCTGGCGCACGACCTCTCGGCGCTGGAGGGGCTGCGGCGCCACTCCATCGGCTGCTGCCGGCCGGACGACACCGACACGCTTTTGTCAGAGGGAATGCGGCGTTAGGAGGTATTGAGCAACGCAGCGCGGCTGTAAACTGTCTTTACTTTCCGTTGCCATCCGCTGCATAATCCAACGCAGCACAAAGCCGCCGGACAGAAAGCACCGGCCAATAGAAACAGAGCGACCCTTTCCGTGATGGAAAGGTGTCACTGCACCAGAAGCCCGCCAGCACCCGCTCGGCGGGCTTTTTCGTTGGGAGCCCCGATGAACCGACTGCTGGCCGCCATCGTGGCTTTCTTCCCTGTCATGGGCCACGCGGCCGACGCCTCTTCACTCGATGTGGCGCTGCGCCAGTACGGCTTCATGCTGAGCGTTGCACTCCTGGGGGGCCTTGTGTCGTGGATTCACAAAGTCCGCACCGGCAAGGCGCGGGCCTACAACGTGATGGGCCTGATCGGCGAGTTGGCCACCAGCGCCTTCGCCGGCCTGATCGCCTACTGGCTGTGCCAATGGGCCAACACCCCCGAGCCGCTGATGGCGGCCCTGGTCGGGGTGTCGGGGCACATGGGCACGCGGGCGATCGACAAATTCGAGGGCTGGGCGGAAAACCGCTTCGGCTCCCTGGTTGGGGCAGACATGCCGCCGCCAGTCGACACACAGGAGAAGGCCCCGTGACCGACAACCTCAAGCGCCAGTTGAAGGGTGACGAGGGCGTGAAGCGCTCGGCCTACCAGGACCACCTGGGCTTTTGGACTGTGGGCGTGGGCCGGCTGATCGACGCGCGCAAGGGTGGCGGCCTGCGGCCGGTGGAGATCGACTTCCTCCTGCAGAACGACATCGAGGACCGCATCAACGCCCTGAAGGCGAAGCTGCCCTGGTTCTTCACCTTGGACGAGGCCCGACAGGGGGTGCTGCTGAACATGGCATTCCAGCTGGGCACCGATGGCCTGATGGCCTTCGCCAACACCCTGAAGCTGGTGGCCGCGGGCAAGTACGCCGAGGCGGCCGACAACATGCTGCTGAGCCTGTGGGCCAGGCAAACCCCGGCCCGCGCCAAGCGCCTGGCCGAACAGATGCGAACCGGCGAGTGGCAGTACGCCCCGGGCGCATGACATGGACCAACCCCCACCCGTGTGGCTGGTGGTCCCCGGCAGAGGCCAGCCTGCGGCCTTCGTAGACCACGGCCGGGCCATCGACTACGCGGCCAAGTGCCATGGCGTGCTGGTGCCCTACGGGCCCCTGGCGCCTGTTCCCCCGATCAACCCCGCCCCGGTTGGGCGGTAGGAGCGCAGATGCTTGACGCCGATCCGGCCAAGTTGGTCAAGACGGGCAAGGTGACGATCGACGCCACCGGCGTGACTGTGGAGGGGTTCAAGGGCGAGAACGCGAGCTGCCGTGACGTGGCCGCGCTTGCCGCGCTGTGGGCCATTGGTGAACTGCAGCGCGAACTGCTGGCCACGATGCAGCGGCCCGGCGGCGGAAAGATCGGGGTGGGTTGATGCTGAGCCTGATCGCCCGCATCCGCCCGGACGTGATCCGCATCCCCCTGCTGACGCTGGCGATGCCGCTGCACGTCCTGCACTACCTGCTGTGCGGCCTGCTGCCGGTGAAGTGGGGCGGACACCCTGACAAGTCCCGCCTGTTCGAGGCCGACCACTACCGCCTGCTGTGGTCCATCTACCTGGCGGTCTGCGCCGGGCCGCTGCGGTGAACCTGACGCTGATGGTTGGCGCTGGCGCGCTGGTCAGCGGATTCCTCGCAGGCAGCTTCTGGGTCAACGCCCAATGGGACCGCGAGAAGCTGGCCCAGACCGAGCAACTGGCCGCGGCGCAAGCCAAGGCGATGGAAGACAGCCGCCGGGTGGCTGTGGCGCAACGCGCGAAGGACAACGCCTATGAAGTCCAGATCCGTGGCATTGGTGGCCGCCTCGCTGATGCTCTTGAGCGCCTGCGCAAGCGCCCCGAGCGTTTGCCCGAGCCCGCCCGAGCCGCCTGCGCCGGTGCCACTGGGTCCGAGCTTTCAGGACGAGATGCAGCGTTTCTTGAACGGCTCGCTGCCCGAGCAGATGAGCTACGAGCTGCGCTTGCCCGCTGCCAGGGAAACCAGATCGAGGGACAGCCTCAACCGACAGGACAGGTGACACCATGAAATTCCAGGTCTACCGCCCTGCCGGCGAAGCCAAGTGGGTTGACGACGAGGGCCGGCGCTGGGTCGGCTTCGAGACCATCAAGCCCGTGGGCATCATCGAGGCCGCCGATTTCCAGCAGGCCTTTGCCCAGGCCAAGTCCTGGCGCGACCCGGCTCCAATCCTGGAGCCCGTGGCGTGACCACTGCCAACCCGCCGCCTATCGTGATGGTGGAGTGGGAAGACGCCAAGGTCGTGGACCAAGGCGCCGTGTGGGTCGAGAACGAGCCAGCGGACTACGCGCCGCACCTGGTCACCTCGGTGGGCTTCCTGGTGCTTGACGCACCCGAAGGCATCCAGCTCACCCAGGCCTGGAACCCGAAACTCATCGCGGCGCGCGACCAAATTCCCCGCGCGATGATCCGCAGCATCACAGCGCTGGGGCCGGCGCAGCGGGGCCGCGGGAGCAAAGCGTGACCCCCGACGAGATTCGGGAGCTTCGCACCTGGGCCACGGTGCGGCAACTGGAGTACCTGGAGGCGATCGAGAAGCACGGCAGCGCCCGCAAGGCGGCCAAGGCCCTGGGGGTGGCGCGCAACGCGGTGGACGGCTCAATGGCACTGCTGCGCACGAAGGCCGCGCGCCAGGGCTACAGCCCCCAGCACATGATGACCAAGACGGTCCCCGAGGGCTTCCACCTCAAGGGCACGTCAACCCTGGTCAACAGCGAGGGCAAGCTGGTCCAGCAGTGGGTCAAAACCAGCATCGACCACGAGCGCCAGGCCGAGATGCTGCGCGAGGCGGTGAAGGCGCTGGCCGAGGACGTGCGGGGAATGGCCCCGATCACCCCCGCGCCGGCGCAGAACCTGCCCGACCTGCTGGCCGTCTACCCGTTCGGCGATCCGCACTTCGGCATGTACGCCTGGGCGGCCGAGACCGGCGAGGACTTCGACTTGGCCATCGCCCGCCGGCTGACCATGGGTGCCGTGGACCGCCTGGTGGGATCGGCGCCGCCTGCAGAGACCGCCATCGTGCTGCCGCTGGGCGACGTGCTGCACATGGACGACCAGACCAACCAGACCCCGGCCCACAGGCACCAGCTCGACGCCGATGGCCGCTTTGTCAAGGTGCTGCAGGTGTGCATCCACACCTACCGCCACGTCGTCCTGCGCTGCCTGGAGAAGCACAAGAAGGTGGTGGTCCGCTTCGTGTCGGGTAACCACGACCCGCACGCGGTGTGGTCCCTGGCCTTCACGATCGCGGCCTATTTCGAGAACGACCCCCGGGTGGAGGTGGACCTGAGCCCGTCCAAGCACTGGTTCTACCGCTTCGGCAAGGTGCTGATCGGCGCCACGCACGGCGACACCGCGAAGGTGGACAAGCTGCTGGGCGTGATGGCCGCCGACCGGGCCGAAGACTGGGGCCTGACCCGCCACCGCTACTGGTACCTCGGCCACGTGCACCACCAGTCGGTGCATGAGCTGGCAGGAGTGACCTGCGAATCCTTCCGCACCCTGGCCGCCAAGGACGCCTACGCCCACTCCTACGGGTACCGCGCCGGCCGGGACATGCGGTTGATCGTCCACCACTCGGAGCACGGCGAGATCGAGCGCCATCGCTGTGACGTGGGCATGTTGGAGACCACATGACCGAATCTGACCCTCACGGGCTCGACGCCCACGCGCCCGGCGCCAAGCTGGACGCGGGCAAGCCCATGCCCTGGCTGTGCATCGCGGGCTTCTCCCGCGCGCTGCAGGCCGTCACCGACGTGACCACGAAGGGCGCGCGCAAGTACACCCCCAACGGCTGGGCCAGCGTCGCAGAGGGCGAGGCCCGCTACATGGAAGCCTTCGGCCGCCACATGCTGGCCTTCGGCCGCGGTGAGCAGATCGACACCGACACCGGCTGCCTGCACAAGGCCCAGATGATCTGGAACCTGATGGCCAGCCTTGAACTGGAATTGCGCACCGCCGAAGGCTGGAGCCCCAAGTGAACCAAGACCACGACCACATCCAGCACCCCCGCCTCGGCCAGGTGCCCACCAACGGCAACCGCTTCACCGCGATCATGGAGGCCGCCGCCAAGCTGCACACCCAGCAGCTCACCACCCGCATCGGCCAGGCCCTGGAATCCCGTCTGAACACCCGCATGGCACTTCGCTCGGTGCCCAGCAACCAGTGGCTGCTTGTGGGTGAGGAAGTGCAGGAGGCTTGACGGTGGGCGCAAAGCTGACGGCGAAGCAGGATGCCTTCGTCCGCGAGTACCTGATTGACCTGAACGCAACGCAGGCCGCAGTCCGGGCCGGCTACAGCGCGAAGACCGCCTTGCAGCAGGGCCCGCGGCTGTTGGGAAATGTTGGGGTGGCTGCCGCGATTGCTGCGGCGCAGCAGGTGCGCTCGGCGCGAACCGAAATCACCCAGGACCGGGTGCTGAAGGAAATCGCCCGCGTGGCCTTTGGTGACCCGCGCGACGTGATGACGTGGGGCCCCGGCGGCGTGACGCTGAAGGACTCGGCCACGCTGACCGACGACCAGGCGATGCAGGTGTCCGAGGTGAGCGAGACGATCGGCGCCACTGGCGGCGGCTCGCTGAAGCTCAAGAAGCACGACAAGGTGAAGGCGCTCGAACTGCTTGGCCGCCACCTTGGGATGTTCACGGACAAGACCGAGTTGAGCGGCGCCGAGGGTGGCCCGCTGACCGTCGTTGTCCGCAAGTTTGGCGAGACCTGAATTCAGATTGGCTGAACGGACGGCTCGCAAAACGCGGGCTCAGACCGGCCGGCCTTCAAGCGGATTGAACGATGACTGAACTGGTGCTGCCGAACAACTGGGTTCCGCGGCAGTACCAGCTACCGGCGTGGAAGAAGCTCGAAAGCGGGGTGAAGCGCGCCCTGCTGCTGTGGCACAGGCGGGCCGGAAAGGACGACGTTTGCTTGCACTGGGCCGCCACGCAGGCCATGCAGCGGGTGGGCAACTACTGGCACATGCTGCCCGAGTACGCCCAGGCCCGCAAAAGCGTGTGGGAGGCGGTGAACCCGCGCACAGGCATCCGGCGGATCGATGAAGCGTTCCCCGACGCCATCTGCGAGACCAAGCGCTCGCAGGACATGTTCATCCGCTTCCGCAACGGCTCCACCTGGCAGCTCGTGGGGTCCGACCGCTACAACAGCCTGGTGGGCTCGCCTCCCATCGGGGTGACGGCTTCCGAGTGGGCGCTGGCCGACCCGAGCGCGTGGGCCTACCTGCGGCCCATCCTGCTGGACAACGGCGGGTGGGCGGTGTTCATCACGACGGTGCGCGGCAAGAACCACGTGCACCGCATGTACGAGGCGCACAAGAACGACCCGGACTGGTTCGTGGAGCGGCTGCCGGCGACGCTGACGGGCGCGATGACGCCCGAGGCGCTGGACAAGGAGCGCTTGGAGTACCAGGCGGAATACGGCCCCGAGGACGGGGATGCGCTGTTTGCGCAGGAGTACCTGTGCGACTGGGACGCGGCGATCGTCGGCAGCTACTACGGCCGGCTGATGCGCGATGCCGAGGGCGGTGGGCGGATTCGCTCGGTGCCCTACGACCCCATGGCGCTGGTGCACACGTCCTGGGACCTGGGCCTGACCGACATGACGGCCATCTGGTTCTTCCAGATCGTCGGGCAAGAGATCCACATCATCGACTACCTGGAGAACAGCGGTCAGCCGCTGGCCTGGTACGCCGGTGAGTTGCACAAGAAGCCCTACGCCTATGGCGAGCACATCCTGCCGCACGACGCCGAGGCCAAGGAACTGCAGACCAACCGCAGCCGCACCGAGACCCTGCGCGGCTTGAACCTGAACGTGCGGGTGCTGAAAGCCCAAGGCGCCGAGCGCGTGCTGGTGGCCGATGGCATTAACGCGGTGCGGACGATCCTGCCGCGCTGCTACTTCGACGCGCAGAAGTGCGCCAAGGGCATCGACGCCCTCAAGGCCTACCGGCGCGAGTGGGACGAGAAGCTGAAGACCTTTCACGACCGGCCCGTGCACGACTGGGCCAGCCACCCGGCGGACTCGTTCCGCTATCTCGCGCTCGGACTCGACGCGGTGCCTGGCGCCCACGTGGTGGCCGACGCCGGCGCCTTCCGGCACCGCAAACGCTACTCCTGAAGGGGTTGACCATGAAACACATCACCGGCCTGGCGCTGGCGGCTCTGCTCTGCGCGCCCGCCCAGGCAGCACTCGTGGGGGTAGTTCAAGGCGAGGGTGGCCAGTTCATCGAGCTGACCAACGACAAGGGGCTGTGCCTCGGCCCTGCCCAGCAGGCCACGCACCACGACCCCATCAAGAAGCTGTCGGTGATCGGCTGCTGGACGGTCCAGGCCGGCGGGGTGTTCTCCATCGCCTTCCTGGACGGCGACGTGGTGGTGCTGCCCATCAACTCCATCCAACTGCCCAAGAGCATCTGAGCCTCGGAAACCACAGCCCATGACCAATCCCGACAGCCGCGACCAGGCCGCCCGAGCCGGCGGCATGCCATTGGTCGAGCTTGAGCGCCTGCTGGGCGACATGGAAAACGAGCCCACGTGGCGCCCGCAGTCGGACAAGTGCGCCGACTACTACGACCACAAGCAGAGCAGCGCCGCGCGCCTGCAGCAGGCGATCGAGACCGGTGAGCCCATGGTGACGGTCAACCTGATCCAGCGGACCATCAACGGCGCCCTGGGCCAGGAGGCCAAGAGCCGCCTGAACTGGAAGGTGAGCCCGGACAGCGACGCCTTCAGCGACGTCGCCTCGGTGCTCAACGAGAAGCTGCACGAGGCGCAGCGCGAGGCCCGCATAGACATGGCCATCAGCGAGGCCTACAGCTCCATGCTGCGCACGGGCATCGGCTGGGTGGAGGTGATGCGGTCGTCCGACCCCCTGTCCTACCCCTACCGGGTGCAGGCCGTGCACCGCAACGAGGTGTGGTGGGACTGGCGCGCGAAGAACGCTGACCTGTCGGACGCCGAATGGATGGTGCGCCAGCGTTGGGCTGACCTGGCCGAGGTGCAGGTGCGCCTCCCCAAGTTCCGGGAACTGCTGGAGATAGGCTGCCACTCGGGCCCGATCGCCGACGCCATGGCGCGGACCATCCTGACCAGTTCGGGGCAATTCGAGGACATCCATTCGACCCGACGCAGTTTCAGCCGGGCGCAGGAGGAATGGCTCGACAACAGCCTGCGCAAGCGGGTGCGGCTGTACTCCGTCTACTACAAGCAGCACCGCGAGGTGATCGCGATGGTGTCTGGCACCAAGCGCATCCACTTCAACCCGAAGAACCCCTTCCACGTCGCCCTGGTGATGAAGGGCGGCGCCAAGCTCATGAAGGGCCCGAGCTACGTGATGCGCCGGGCGATGTTCGCCGGCCCGTTCCGCCTGTACGACGACGCCCTGCCCGGCCGGCACTTCCCGCTGATCCCGTTCATCTGCTACCGCGCAGACGACGACAACAGCCCCTACGGCCTGGTGCACGGGATGATCGAGCCGCAGGACGAATACAACCAGCGCCGCTCGCGCCTGCTGTGGCTGCTGAAGGCCAAGCAAATCTTCGTCGACAACGACGCGCTGGACACGAACTACAACAACCTGGCCGATCTGGCGCGCGAGGCGATGCGCCCGGATGCCATGTTCGTGCTGAACAAGACGCGCCAGGGCGGCGCCAACGCCCTGCGCATCGAGATGAACCCCCAACTCGGCGCCGAGCAGGCGACCGTGATGGAGGACGCCAAGGTGCTGATCCAGGACGTGCCGGGCCTCTACAGCCCGCAGTTCGGCAGCAGCCGGGTGGGCGCGGAGTCGGGCATCGCCCTGGCCAACCTCACCGAGATGTCGACCGCCAGCCTGGGCGAGACCAGCGACAACTACCGCACCAGCCGCCAACTGGTGGGCGACGCGGTGGTGTGCGAGATCACCCAGGACCACATGCAGCCGGACATGCCGGTGAAGGTCGGCAGCGGGCGCAAGCAGCGCACCGTGGTGCTGAACACCCACGACCAGACGGGCCTGCCGATCAACACGGTCGAGGACGCGCAGGTCAAGACGGCGCTGGGCGACGTGCCGAGCACGCCGGCCTACAAGCAGCAGCAGCAGGTGCTGCTGGGCCAGACGCTGCAATCGTCGGCTGGCGATCCCCATGCGCTGGCGGTCCTGCTGCCCGCGCTGCTGGAGTCCAGCGACCTGGAGCACCGCCACGAGTACGCCAAGTGGATCCGCCAGCAGAAGGGCGTGCCCGAGCCTGGCGACATGGCCGACGAGAAGCAGGAAGCGGCGATCGAGGAACAGCGCATGCAGCAGCAGGCCAAGGTCGCCGCCATGCAAGAGCGTGACGCGAACGCCGAGATCACCAAGAAGGAAGCCGACGCCGCCCTGGCCGCTGCCAAGCAGGCCCTGACGCAGATGCAGACCCTGTTGGCCCAGGCCCAGGCGATGAAGACCGCGGCCGAAGCCGAGGCGATCGCCACCCAACCCAGCGAGGACGAGCTGATCTCGGCCGCGCTCACCAAGGCAGCGCAGGCCGCCTGATTCGATTCTCGCCACCGGGCGCCGGCCCTGGTGGATGAGTAGATGCCGGCACCACCCCCAAGAGAGGCCCGTTCGGAGCGATCCGCGCGGGCTTTTCGCATTTCGCACCTCAGCGACACAGAGGAAGGCAGATGACCGACAAGACGATCGAACGACTCGCATCGCTCGAAGGCAACCAGGACTACACGGACCCCGAAGTTTGGCGCGCGATCCTCGCGGAGCCGGCCCCGGAGCCAGCAGCCCCCCAGCCCCAAGCGACCCAGGGCGAAACCGCCACCCCGGCCACCGAAGCACCTGCTGCACCCGCAGCGGAGCCGGCAGCCGCAACCCCGGCCCCGCCGGCGGCGGACAGCAGCGCGGCGCCCGCCGCTGCCGAGACGAAGACCGACGAAGCGGTGGATGGCGTGCTGACGCGCGACGGCAAACGGGTCATCCCGTATGACGTGCTCGCCGAGGCCCGCAAGACGTCGCAGGCCCACGCCGAGCGCGCGAAGCAGCTGGAAGAGACCCAGCGCGTGCTGCAGGACCGCATCGCGGCCATGGAGGCAGGCAAGAAGGACGAGCAACCGGCTCCCGAGGTGTTCTCAAAGGACCGCATCGACGCGGTTCGAGACGACATGCCCGAGATGGCCGAGTTGATGGAGAGCCAGAACCGCCTCGCGCGGGAACTGGCCGAGGCCAAGAGCGCAGCAGCCGCTGCTGTGCCGGCGCCTCAACCAGACCCGGACCTGAAGGCCAACATCCAGGCCGCGATCGACGACCGCCCGCTGCTGGCCAAGTGGCAAGCCAAGGGCGGCATTGCGTGGCAACGCGCCGTCGAACTCGACAAGGGCCTGCGCAGCGATCCGGCCTGGGCTTCCAAGTCCATCGCCGAGCAGTTTGCGCACGTGGAGCGCCTGGTCGCCGACGAACTCGGCGTTGACGTGCCCACGCAAGCCGCGGCCCCTGCGCCCGCACCCATCCCGGCGCCCGCTGCCGCGCCGAAACCGAACGCCCCCACCGTCCCGGTGGCCGAGGCCCCTCACCCCACCGTGTCCGACTTCAACGGATCTGCGCCCGTCACTGGCGCCGACCCGCTGGCAGGGCTCGCGGTGGGCGCGCAGGTGGACAAGGCCATGTCGATGTCCGTCGAGGACATCTACCGGATGGCGGGGATTCAGCACTGATCCCTGATCCAAGAGGTTTGAAATGACCACCGTTGTTCAAGACACCAGCAACTACGCACTGGTGAAGGAGAGCGTCGCTCTCACCGCCGTTGCCATCAAGGCGCCCACCGACCTGACGCCGCTGATCGGCAAGGCCCCGACACAATCGGGCGCCGAGTCCATCGTCAAGCAGCAGTCCAGCCCGGGCCTGCCCGGCGTGCTGGTCACCGACCTGTCGGCCAAGAAGGCCGGCACGCAAGTGACCATCGAGGCCTACGACACCCTGGGTGGCGACCCCATCATGGGCGACCAGATGCGCGAGGGCCGCGGCGAGAACGTCGACATCAGCTCGATGGACGCCAAGATCGACCTGGCCTCGAAGGTCATCAACGCCGTCCCCGGCACGATGATCGACCAGCGCACGAAGATCAACCTGCGCTCGATGGCCATGGCCCAGCTCATGGGCTACTTCCCGCGCCTGCTGTGGAACCGCACCCTGGTTCACCTGGCCGGCGCCCGCGGCGAGCAGACCGGCAAGTCCTGGCACATCAAGACCGTGGCGCAGTCGGATGCGTCCTCGTTCGCATCGAAGATGGTCAACCCGGTTCTGGCTCCGACCTACAACCGGCACTACGTCATCAACGGCACGGACCTGGTGCAAGGCGGCGCGCAACTGGCCTCGATCGACTCCACCGACGTGTGGAGCCTGTCGGTGATCGATGCGCTGGTCGAGCTGATCGACTCGCTGGAGTTCAAGCTGCAGCCCGTGCGCCTGCCCGGCGACCCGGCGGCGAACTTCTCGCCGATCAAGGGCGTGCTGTACCTGGACCCGATCGCGTACTCGATGCTCAAGCGCGACACCACGAGCGGCCACAACATCCGCGCGTGGCAGGCCGCCGCGATGGAGCGGGCCAACCTCATGGGCGGCGCTGCGAAGCACCCGCTGTTCATGGGTGAGGTGCTGATGTGGAACGGCATCGTGATCCGCCCGATGGAGCACTCGATCTACTTCAGCGCCGGCTCCACCACGAAGCACATCACCTCGGCCAACCGCTACACGGCCACCGAGACCGACGTGACCGTGAACGGCTCGCTGACGGCCGGCTACCGCGTGTCGCGCGGCATCCTGATGGGCGCCCAGGCGTTCGCCGTGATGCAGGGCAACAACACGTCCAGCGGCACCACCGCATCGTTCAAGGAGCGTACCTACGACTACGACTCCAAGCACGAGGCGATGGGCGAGTGGATGGGCGGCGAGTGCAAGTTGCGCTTCAGCTTCCGCGACGCCAACGGCAACCTGGAGCCCACCGACCACGGCGTCATGGTCATCGACGCGGCTGTCCGCGCTGTCGGCCAGTAAGCCTTTGCCCGAGGGGTTCTCCCTCGGGTGATCCCACGATTCATTTCAAGAGGTATTCACCATGGCCACCTACAAGGGCGTGCAAGATTCGCGCGCCAAGCATTCCACCGCAGCCTGGGGCAATCGCTGGGGCGACAGCAACAAGGTCACCCCGACCGCCACCCTGGTCTCGGGCGACGTCGTTGTGCTGATGGAAGTCCCGGCGGGCACCCGCCTGGAAACCCTGCGCTACTACAGCGGCGACTTCGATTCGGCGACCGCGCTGGTGTACGACCTGGGCTACCGCACCAAGCTGCCCGGCGGCACCCAAACGTCGGCGGCGTACTTCGCTGATGACGCCACGGGCCTGCGCGCCGCGACGACCACCTGGCAGGAGTTGGTGTTCGAGCCCGTGCAGTTCAACGAGCCGGTGGAGATCATCCTGACCTGCGTGACCGCTCCGACCAGCACCTCTGGCTCGCCGAGCATCAGCGTTCAGGCCAGCGGCGCCGTCGTCGGCATCTCCTAACCCCTCTTCGCAGAGGCATTGCCCCCGGCGCTTCACGGCCCGGGGGCTTTTTCTTGGAGGGCACCCATGCCTGACATCAAGTACGTCGGCCACAAGGACCGCAAGGTCGACAACGTGGCCTGGACTGGGCTGACGTGGACGCCCGGCCAAGTTCACACGGTTGCGAACGTCGAGACCTGCCAGAAGCTGCTCAAGCACAGCGACTGCTGGGCGCTGGATGACACGGCGGAGCGCGAGGCCGAGGCCCGCCTGCTCGCCGAACAGGCCGCCGCTGCCGCCGCAGCGCAGGCCGAGGCCGAGCGCGTCGAAGCCGGGCGCATGGCGGCCGAAGCTGCGGAAGCCGCAAAGCAGGAAGAGGCCCGGCGCGCTGAACAAGAGGCGGCCGAGCGCGCCGCAGCGAAGGTGTCCGACGTGGTGGACGAGCCCAGGGCTGTCGACCCCGAGGACATGACACGCGAGCAACTGATGGACGCGCTCACCGCGCGAGGCATCGAGTTCCACCCCAACACCGGCGACAAGAAGTTGCGCGCCAAGTTGATCGAAGGGGCCTGACATGGCCAAGGACCGCTTCCCCAATGAACTCGCCCGCAAGCCCTACTGGCCCTCGCACGAGTTCTACGAAGTCACCCCGCACGACACCAATGCACTGGACCCGCGCCCGTGCTACCTGCGGGCCAACACCGCCGGGGTGCTGCGCATGAAGACCGCGACCAGCGACATCACCATCGACGTGGTGGCTGGCGAACTCATCGATGCGCGGCCAACGATCGTGCACACCGACACGACGGCCGAGATTCACGCCTTCTGGTGAGCCGATGAAACTCATCTTCACCCGCTCGCCAAGCTTCGCTGGCCACCTGATCCGCGCCTTTGAGGGCGGCGACTGGGACCACGTGGGCATCGTGGACGATGAACACGTCATTGAAGCCACCGTTTGGCACGGCGTGCGCCGCCGCACCTTGGCTTCCATGCGCGCTGGCACCCGGCACGAGCTGGTGGAGGTGGCCTGTGATCCTCGCCTGGAGTCCGCGGCCCTGGCCTGGGCGCGTGGCCAGGTCGGCAAGCCCTACGACTTCGGCGCTGTGGTCGGTTTCCTGTTCTGGCGCAGCACCTGGGCCCGGCAAGGCGCCTGGTACTGCAGCGAGGCCGCCGCCTACTTCGCGGTGCTGTGCGGGCTGACGCTCGCCGGCAACCACCGGCGCATCGGCGTTCGCCTGATGCACGCCCTTTCCCATGCGTGGGGCCCCAAATGATCGGACACCGGCGCAAGGCGCGGTTGAACTGGCTGCTGCGGCAGCTCGGTGGCGGGGGCGGGGTCACGGGCGTGCGGCCCGTCATCAGCGGGAAAGAGATCCTCGACGAGAACGGCCAGGCCCTGACCATCCGCGGCATCAACCAGGGCACCTGGGGTGAGAACTTCGAGGTTGACGCGGACGACATCCAGGCGTTGGGTGCCAACTGCATCCGCACGGTGTTCCGCTGGTGGGGCCTGTATGGCGGCGCCGGCACCGACAGCCGCGACGATGGGGCCGCCAACTACATCGACGCCGCCAACCTGGCGCAGCAACTGCAGGAGATTCAGTGGGCGACTGAACGCGGCATGTGGGTCATCGTCGCGTTCGATAGCAACTGCGGACAGAACGGCCTGCAAAACGTCGACACCGAGGCCTACTGCGACCCGGGCGGCGCGTACCCCACCGAGGGGCGCAACTTCTTCAGCGACCTGACCACGCGCGAGTTCTTCAAGACGGCGTGGAAAGCGCTCGCGCTCGCCCTGGCGAGTACCCCGCGCATCCTCGCATTCGAGCTGCTGCCGGAGCCGCTGGAGGGCCGCGATTCAACCTACGCGGACGACGTGCGCGACTTCTACCGCGACGTGATCGCCGCGATTCGCACGGTCGACACCGAGACGCCATTCCTGATCGGCTCGCGCGACGCCTACAACATCACCCTGGCCGACGAGGCATGGCTGAGCGAGCGCACGGACGTGATCTACACCGGCAACATCCTGTCCGGGAAGATGACGGACGTGGTGGATCTGCCCGGCTACATCAAGGCCCTCACCGACATGCGCGACACGCGCAACGTGCCGGTGCTGGTGCAGCAGGTTGGCCGTGAGACGAGCGCCGACACGACGCTGATGCACCTCAACGGCGGGCTGTCTGCCCTCAATGCCAACGGCGTGCATTGGACCTACTGGCAGTGGCACCAGAACACGACGAACCCTGACACCTACGCCCTGAACTACAAGGACGGCGTGGGTGGCTGGGTGCCAAAGACCGCCGAGATTGCGCGCGTCTCCTACTACTGCGGGCAGACCTATGCGGCGCTTGAGGCTGCTGCGCAGGCTGCTGCCACCGCCGCTGGCGGCTCGCTGTACTACGTCAAGCCCGACTTCTCTAACATCACCCAGGACTCGGCCGGCGCCACGCCGGTGACGGCGGTGGGTCAGCCGATCGGGCGCATTGCTCCGGTGGTTGGCTCAGCCGGGAACATCGCGCAAGCCACGGGGGCGGCCCGTCCTCTGCTGGGGCTGGTGACAGCCACCGGCCGCCATGCAATGGTGTTCGACGGGTCGGACGACTACCTGCAGTTCGCCTCGATGTACTGGGCGTCTGGTGACGACACGACGGTCATCGCCTCGGGCATCCCAGCGGAGACGGCGACGAACCGGGTGTTCCTGCACTGCGGCGCGGGCACGGCCAACGCGCGGTATCCGTACCTGGGGCTGACCGCTGGCGACGTGGGAACGGCCTCATGGCGCGGCGACGACACGACCATGCGCCAGATCGACGGCGCGCTGAACCTGAGCGACCGGCCGATCGTGCTGTCGGGCACCAAGATCGGGGCTGACAAAAAGCTGTTCACGAACGGCGTGCAAGAGGGCTCGACCAACACCGATGCGGTGGACGCCATCGCGTCACTCACCCGCATCCGCGTCGGCTCGGCCAGCACGACGACGGGCTATTTCAGCGGCCCGATCACGATGCTGTTCGTCGGCAAGACGGTGACGGACGGCCAGCGCCGGGACATCGAGCGCTTCGGCGCCTACCTGGCTGGCGCGGCTTACGCTGAGGTGGCAGCACCAGAAGCTGAAACCGTCCAGTCGCTGGGTATGTTTGGCGGCCAGTTCAAGGTCGAAGACACCGACATGGAGGTGCCGTTCCTTGACCTGATGGACCGGGCCCGCACGGTCGGCATCCTGTCCGCCGGCTACGGGAACTACGGGTTCGGGCCGCTGCGCGTGCAGAGCCTGGTCCGCTCGAGCAACGTGGTCACCGTCACGCTCGCGGATGCGCCTGGCCACGCGGCCGGCAGTTTCACGGCGATCACGGGTCAACCCTTGACCCTGCACTGCATCACCGATCCCACGTTTGATGCGGAGGGCGTGCAGGTCACGGTGGCCAGTCAGACCAGCTTCACGTACCCCAACACCGGTTCTGATGGCGCAGCCAACATTGGCGGCCCCAGTGATGTCGCTGCCGCGCTGCTGGCGCGCGTGCAGCTCGGCGCAAGCGGGCACCCGATCGAAGACCACCGGGTCATCCTCACCAACCCGCAGGGCGGCACCACGCCGGACATCGCAGGCACGTACACGGTCACGTTCACCGGCACGCCGCCGGGCAGCGTGAGCTTCACCGGCTGCACGACGAGCGGCTACAGCGCAGGCGCCGCAAGCTTCAACATCACCGTCGCCGATCCGGCCATCCTGACGCTGGAAATGAACAGCGTCCCGACGAACAACAGCTACCGCAACCCACGCATCATCCCGGTTGGCGAGGACCAGACAGGCGCCACGAAGTTGCGGCCGGACTTCGCAACCCACTGCGGCCGCGGCAAGGTCACCCGCTGGATGGACGCCTGGAAGACGAACGACAACCCGGTTCACAAGTCCTGGGCCCAGCGCCCGCTCATCAACCTTGGCACGGGCCTGCCGGCCGAGGTGGTCATTGACGCCTGCAACGAGGTGGAGCATCACTCGTGGTTCTGCCTGCCGGCGTTCGCCGCCGACGACTACGTGACGGGCCTGGCCACGCTGGCGAAAACCAGGCTTTCGGCTGCGCTCGACGCAATCTACGAGTACACGAACGAGCCGTGGAACCCCAGTTTCCAGCAGTACAACTGGCTGGCGGCAATGTCGAAGAAGGAAGTGGCTGGCATCTACCACGGCACCTACGGCTACAGCGAGATCGCGTCCCTGTCGAAGGCCGGCGGCACCGCCACGGTCGTTCTGGACCATCCGCTGCCAGCCGATTTCGTGACGGGCCTGCACATCGACGCCGTGATGACGGATGCCGACTTCGACGCGAGCGACGTGGCGATCACGGTCACGGGGGCGGACACGTTCACGTACCCGGTGTCGGCCGGCACCGAGTCGGCGTCGAGCCTGAACGGTGCCATCTTTGGCAACCTGGCGAGCACGCTGCTGTCGGGTGGCATGCGCAACCTGGAGCGGATCCGCGCCCGCATGCTGGGCAAGGTGATCTACGACCAGTCGCAGCTCATCAAGACCGTCTATGACGGTGTGCTGAACGGACGCGCCAAGGTGGTGCTGATGTGGCAGTGCACGACGCATGGCTACGGTCAGGTGATCCGCGACACCCTTGAATGGCTGGTGGCCCAGTACGGGCCGCTGGCCGACTGGTGTTACGCGATCGGCGGGGCCCCTTACCCACGGTGCAGCGGCACGACGTCAACAGACTTGGCGGATGCCTCCATCGCCGAGATGGACGACCTGTACGCACCCTCTCTGCACTCAATCCGCTACCTGGCCAACCAGCACGGGGTCAAGGTGTGGTGCTACGAGGGCGGGGTCGACATGGTGAACGTGAACGTGGCGCGCACCGACGCAATGTTCACCTCGTCTGAGATGCGCCGCGCGCAGGAGCACTGCGTTCGCAAGGTCTTCAGTTCAGGCGCCGACCTCCTGGTGGGCTACACGACGGGACAGCGTGAAGTCGGCAACCAGGGCAGTTTCTCCTGGGGCCTGGGCGAGTCGATCGCCGATCTGCTGCCGATCGGTACCGCCACGGCGCCGAAGGCCCAGGGCCTGGACGACGTTCTCCTGCTGCCTCCGCCAGCCATCGATGACCCCAGCCAACTGCCTGGCACCGTGCCGTTCATCGACATCGGCACGAGCGTCATGGCGTCGGACGACCAGTCAGCCGACGGCGCCGACGGCTTCAATCTCATCAACGGCATGGCCTGCTTCAAGTCGGCCGATTCGTACTGCGAAAAGATGTTCTGGGCCGACACGGCTGGGACCAAGAACATCACCATCTACGGCAAGCACAGCGGCCAATTCGGCAGCGTCAACAACGCCGTTCGCATCTACCTGGACGGCGTGCTGAAGGGGACGCACGCCCTGTTCGACGACAACACCGACGCCTTCACCGGCCCCGCGGGCGGCTCGGCGAGCCCGACGACGTTCGCGCTCACCGACGTGGTTGAGGGCTGGAACGTGCTGCACCTGCGCGGCCCCGCCGGCGCGCAGCCTGACCGCATCGGTGTCAGCCGAGTCACAGCCCCCTAACCCACACCTCTACCGCAACCGAGCCCGCCACTGAGCGGGCTTTTTTCATTGGGGCATCACATGCCGAGTCGAATCAGTTACCTGCAGGTCACCTTCACGCAGGACTACGCCAATGGCCTGGAGGTGATCCCCACAGGCACGGTCTGCAGCCTCCCAGAGGACGTCGCGCGAGGGTTGGCGTCTGCGCGTTTTGCCACGATCGACGGGCCCGGCTCGGAAGACGACCGCCTGACCCGCTCGTCCAGCAGTTCGAACCCTTACGCCTTCAGCCCGTCGACCGACCCGGACACGATCGGCGCAGCGGCCACGGGCGTGGGCACGCACACGGGCAGCCAGCCATGGGGCGCCGGCCGCGCGCTGAGCCTGGCGCCTGGCTTGTACGAGCGCACCGAGACGCTGCTGCTGTCGGTCAACCACACGCTGGAAGCGCCGTCCGGTTCGGCCTCGGCGCTGATTCGCTACACCGGCTACCCGGAAGAGGGCGCCCCGGAGCCTGGCGGCCCCAGCGGCGTCATCACCATCGCTGGCGATCGGCTGTTCAACAACAGCTTTGTCGGCCGCGGCGAGATGCGGCACCTGGAGATCGACGGCAACGCCATCGGCAACGCCCTGGCGCCGTTCGACATGACGTACCCGGTGCACGGGTTCTACGCGCCCGAGACCGAGAACGGGATCATCCAGTCGATCGACTACTGCCGGGCCAGCCGATGCGCCGGTGACGGCTGGCACATCGTCGGGCGCGACCAGTTGATCTCGCGCCGCATGAAGGCTGGGAATAACCGCGGCTGGGGCATCTACCTCAAGGACGTTGGCGACTCCAAGTTGTGGGGCACGGGCTCCAGCGGCGGCTCGGGCGACAACCGCGGCGTGGAGTACCACTCCACCGGCGGCGCCCTGTGCGTGGACCACTGCGCCACGTTCAGCATGTCGCAGTTCGACCTGTTCGTGGACGAGGACACCTTCGCCGGTGACTTCGTGGTCAAGCTGCTCAACCAGACGAACGCCCGCTTCATCGCCGGCGAAATGTCTGGCCGCGTGGGCATCCTCGGCCGCAACTACCAGTCTGGCGGCAACGAGTTCGAGATCAACGGCTGCACCTTCGAGAACGTGCTGTTCAAGTGGACCGGCCTCGCTCGCTCGTGGACCTTCGAGGGCACGACGGTCTCCTGCTACATCTTCATCAAGGACGCGGATGGGGTGGTGTTCATCAACCCCAAGTTCGGCGGGCTGGACCCCGACGACGTGGACGAGATGGCATCGCGGCCGGACTACCTCTGGCAGTTCGACTCGGACACCGACGACGCGCACCGTGGCTACGCTCGGGTCATCGGTGGCGGCGGCACGGCGCTGCGCCGCTCGCGCCTGGGTGACTCGAAGGCTCCGGCCGTCCCGTTCAAGAAGAACCTGAGCAACGCCAACCACCTGCTGGAACTCGACTTCCGCCCGGGCGAGTTGGTGGAGATGGCCTGGGACGACAGCAACCCGCCGCTGAACTTCGTCAAGGCCGCCGCCTACGGCAGCACAACCGGTGCTTCCTACAACACCGCCGACTACCCCATCGGGGCCTGCCTGGCGAACTGGCACGACCCGGCATTTGCGCTGGACACCGCCGGTGCCACTTTCACGGTGGGGATCTCCCCGCGCCCATCGCCTGCCGGCAAGGCCTTCGCCATGCAAGTTTGGCTCTAAAGGAGAACGACCATGGCTGTCCTTCAAATCATGCACGCGCGGCCCTACGGCACCTACGCCGAGATGATCGCGTACACCGGCCCCAAAGGTCGTGGCAACGAGTTCCTGGTGACCGACTACGGGGTCGGCGCCGGGTTGATCTTCGAGTGGAACGGCTCGGCCTGGGTGCTGCCTGGGCGTATCCAGGTTGTTGCGCGCACGGCCACTCCGGTCGCAGCGTCTGGCACCTCTGAAACCTTGCTGTTCACGGCGAACTACCCGCCGCTCGGCATCAGTGATGGCGGCATGTTGCGGTTCGGGGTGAATTTCACCAACCCGGGGAACACCAACCTCAAGACTGTCACGACGAAGCTTGCCGGCACCGCAATCTGGACCCAGGGATACAACAACGCGAACCACGTCGGCCTGACCCACGACGTTCCGTTCCGCAACCGCGGGGCCACGAACTCACAGGTCAGCGGGCACAACAACGCGAACGTCTACGGCACCGGCCCGAGCCAGCTCAGCACGTCCACGATCCAGACCAACGTTGCCACTGCACTGACGCTGCACGGCACCAAGGCAGTCAGCGGCGACACGCTGGAAATGGAATTCGCTGACGCCCTGGTGTGGGGTGGAACGGCACTGCCATGACCTTTTCACTCGCCACACACACCACAGCCGCCTTCGGGCGGCTTTTTCATTGAGGAACGCCGATGGGAACCCTGACGGGCATGAACATCGCCGACCGAGCGTGGACCAAGGTCAACGAGGCGACGGGGGGTGCGGCGACGCGCTGGACCTCTGCCGAGGCGCTCATGTGGCTGAACGACGCCGAGCGCGCCATCGTGACGCTGCTGCCGCGCGCCAACACGTTGCGCGCCACGCCCAGCGCTGAATCAGGTCCGCGCCAGACGCTGGCCGGCCTGGGGCTGACCACCGGCTTTCAGGTCACCAACGTGCTGGCGAACTACAACGCCGCCGGCACCGTCCGCGGGCGGCCGATCACCAAGACCGACCGCATCCACCTGGACGAGATGCGCCCGGGCTGGCAGGCCGAGGCGGCGAGCGAGGCCATCCATTGGCTCGATGACCCGAGCGACCCCAAGACCTTCTACCTGTGGCCGTGCACCACCGGGAAGGTCGAAGTGCTCTACGCAGCGTTGCCGGCCGCCCTGGGCGCGCTGAGCAGCACTTTCACGATCGGCGATGAGTACGCCGACGCCCTGCAGTTCTACCTGCTGGCGTCCTTCACCTCGAAGGACTCCACCTACACCAAGTCCCCGCAGCTCGCGGCCACCTACGGGCAGATGTTCATGTCCGCGCTGGGCATGCGCGGCCAGTCCATCACCGGCAATTCACAACTCGGCGATGCCCGGGCGAAAGGCGCTTGACCATGTACCTCTATCGCGACGTCCTGCAAGACCGTGCCGGCAATTCGCACACCGGCAGCGTGACCGTCACCAAGGCGGGCACCACCACAGCGGCGAAGCTCTACGCCGACTACCAGGGTGCAACAGCCCTCGTGAGCAACACGGTCACCACCAACAGCGACGGCGAGTTCTGGTTCTACCTGGGCAATGGCGCCTATGACCTGACCATCACCGTCAACGGCATCACGGAAGTCCTGGAAGACCTGGTGATCGGCGACGTGAACGTCATCGACCTGATGAAGTTTGGGGCGCGCGGCAACGGGGTTGCTGCTGACTACACCGCCATCCAGGACGCCATCGAAGAGGCTGAGAGCCGGATCGGATCCAACGCCTACAACGAGGTGGGCGTGCAACTCGTCGCCCCGCCGGGCCGCTACAACCTCGGGACCAACAAGCTGCTGATCTCGAAAGGCGGGGTGTCGATCGTCGGGCCCTTCGGCCGCGGCGCGACGTTCATCGGAACCGGCGACTTCATCGAGATCGGTGACCCGACCAACGCCTCCCGCTCGTACCACAACGGGCTGGCGAACCTCACCCTGTTCAACACCGACCCGTCGAACACGGGCGCCGGGGTCAAGCTCTACCGGTCTGTCTACGCGAAGCTGACCGACCTGAACATCGTCAACTTCCGCGTCGGGGTCGACACCGTGCGCGCCAGCACGTCGCGCCTGAACAACCTCACCGTGCTGAACCCGAACCGGACCACCACCGGCCTGGCGCTGCTTCGCACCCAGGGGCTGGATGAGACGGGGTTCGATGTGCCGGCGACGTACAGCCCCGGCGGCGGGTTCCACATCACCAACTTCGAGGGCGCGGGCCGGTCGGCGCTCGCGGACACCACCCACGGCTTCCTGATTCGCAGCTGCGACGGGATGTATGGCAACAACATCCACATCACAGGCTGCGAGGAAACCTTCGCCGTCAGGCCAGAGGGGAACGCCGCCAACCACGTCATCGTCGACATCAACATGACGAACGTGTATGGAGATGAGCCTTCCGATGCGGCGGCCAGTTCGAAGCTGTTCGTCCTGGGCGGCAGCGTCTCGCAGTCCATCACCCGAGATGGCGACACGGCCACCTCCCTCTACCGTGGCATTCGCATCGCCAACGGCTTGCTGCGCGGCGCGAACGTCGCCGACTACGGCATCTACATCGGTGTGGAAGACCTGGACACCTGGTACGACAACACCGCCAGCGCCCTCCAAGACATCAGCTTCAACGACCTGACAGTGCGCGGGTGCGCCATCCGCGGCGTCCATGGGCTCGGCGCCCAGTCTGGGGCCTACGTCGAGCCGCGCAACTTCCGGTTGAGCTGCATTTTTGAGGACAACAACTCGAGCGGCAACACCACCGGCGCCAGCGACGTGCAACTGTCGATCGGCAGCGGCAGCATCTACAACTGCGACGTTGGCCCGGCCGCCAACCAAGCCGAGTACGTGTTCCAGATCAACGTGGGCGACCTGGGCGCCACCGACCTGCCGAACGCATCGGTCAGCGTGGTCAACAACAACCTGGCCAAGTGCGGCACGCCGTCCATCCGGCACATCACCGTCTCGCGCACCGACACCGGCGCGAAGGTGGTGGAGCGCGGAAACATCCTGCCGGGCACGGGGCGCGAGTTCGAGCAGACGTTCGGCGTGACCACCGTTGGGGCCACGACTGCCGACATCTGGAGCTACACGATCCCGCAGGGCACCGGCGGAACCGTCACGGTCCACCTCCAGGGAACCAACGCCAGCGGCTCGAAGCACTACAGCGCGATCCACCGGGCGCAGTTCCGCCGCAATGCTGGCGCCACGTCGCTGAAGGGCGCCGCGTTCACGGTCGTTGACTCGTGGGACCCGGACACGTTCCCGACGCCGCCGACGTCAACCCTGGCCACGGATACCGTCAAGTCGACCGTCACGGGGATCGCCGCCGAGACCATCGACTGGACGGCGCGCGTGAGCATCGACTTCTCACGCTGAAGGAACCGCCATGCCGATCATCATCGATGCGGGCTCCACCGCCGCATGGGCTCTGCTGAACCAGGAAACCATCACGTTCGTGGCGGGCTGCCCGTCTTTCGTGGTGGAAACCGAAGTGAAGGCGGCGGCCCGTGAGTTCCTTCGCCGGTCCACCGCCTGGCGCGATCGCAAGGTGGACCTGCTGACCACAGTGGCCGACGAGGACGAGTACACCTACGCCCTGCCTGCGAACGCCGAACTCAACCGGGTCCATGTGGCCTGGAACGGCGCGACCGAGGTGGACGTGCAGGTGCCTGGCGAGGAAGACGACAGCGAGACGACGGACACCGACACCGAGTGGATGATCGGCGTCCTCGAAGGCGGCCAGGGGTTCCGCCTGACGCCGGCCGCGGCCACCGCCGGCGTGGCGCTCACGGGCACGGTGTCGTATGTCACCGCCACCAACGCCGCTGGCATCCCCCAGTGGATCTACGACGAGTGGCACTACGGCATCGCTTGCGGCGCTGCGGCGCGGCTGCTGAAGCAGGTCAGCCGGCCCTGGTCCAACCCGCAAGCCTCGGTCATGCTGCAGGAGCAGTTTGAAGTCGCCATCCGCGAGGCGTCCAACCGAGCCGGGCCGGTGACGCGCCGGCCGCTGCGCGTGAGGCCGGCCCCGTGAGCATCATCCTCGCCCTGCAGCAGTTCATCGGCGCCAACAGCCAGGCGAACCCCAAGCAGTTGCCGGCCGGCGTGGGCATCACCGCCCGCAACCTGGACACCTCACACGGTGACTTTCGGGGGCTCAAGGCGGCCGACACGTGCCACACGCTCACCGGCCTTGGATCACAGCAGATCAGCCTGTACCGCTTCGGCCGCGACACGCCGAGCGACACCCAATACTGGCTTACCGCCAGCATTGACCAGGACTGGATGCGTTCGCTGATCGCCCTGGACACCACCGAGCGCACCTACTGGACCGATGGCGTCAAGCCGCGCTACACCGACAACACCCTGATCGGATCGCCGCCCTACCCCACGGGTTCGGTGACCCTGGGCGTGCCGGCGCCGGACGCCGCCATGTCGGCGACGCTGGCGGTGGCCGGGACCGGCCCGGACGAGACCCGCATTTACCTGGACACGTTCATGCGCGCCAACGGCGACGAGAGCGCGCCCAACGCCCAGACGGTCAGCATCACGGTCAAGGGTGGATCGACTGTCACGCTCAACGGCTTCGATTCGGTGCCCGCGGGCTCGCACGGCATCACCAAGCGTCGGATCTACGTGTCCACCGGGGGCGACTTCCAACGGGTGGCCGAGATCACCAGCGCCACGGCGTCGACCGTGGACAGCGGCACCCGCGGCGCGATCCTGCAGACCGGCGGCTCAACCACCAAGCCCGCATGGCTGGAGCCGCCAGATGCCCTCATCGGGTTGACCGCGCTGTGGGGCGGGATGGCTGGCGGGTTCGTGGGCAAGAGCTACCGGACCTGCGTGCCAGGCTTCGTCCACGCCTGGCCCATCGAGTACGAGGGCATCGTGCCAGACACCATCGTGGGCTCCGCCGTCTTCGGCACGCAATGGGTGTTGACCACGACCGGCACGCCCTACGTGGTCACCGGCTCCACGCCGGCCAGCATGCGGCACCAGCAGGTCTACTTCGAGCAGGCCTGCGTTTCCAAGCGCTCCACGGTCAGCGTCAAGCACGGTGTGTGCTGGGCCTCCAAAGAGGGGCTGTGCTACTACGGATCGAACGGCCCCCCCCGCATCCTCACTGAGGGCTTCATCAGCCTGTCCGAGTGGCAAGCGCTCGACCCCACCTCGATCATCGGCGCCTTCTGGAAGGGCTGGTACATCGGCTTCTACTACAACGGCGTCGATCGCAAGGGGTTCATGGTCAACACCGTGAACCCCACCGCCGTGATCTGGTTGGACCAGGGCGCGTTCGGGGTCTTCTCGGACTCCATCAGCGGCAACCTGTACCTGCTGAGCACGTCGTTCGCCATCCGCAAGTGGTATTCGGGCGGCCTGCTGTCGGCGACCTTCCGCACCGGCACCACCAGGGCGAAGGTGGAGAGCAACCCAAGCGTGGCGCTGGTGGTGGGGACCGACTACACCAGTGCGAGCCTGAAGCTCTACGCTGACGGCAGCCTCAAGCACACCAGGACGCTGACCAGCCGCGAACCGTTCCGGCTGCCTGGCGGGTACGTGGCGCGCGACTTCGCCGTTGAGCTGGCCGGCACCGGCCCGATCGAGGGCGCAATCGTGGCGGATGAGATGGTGGATCTGCCATGACCACCTCCTATGCCCCAACGATCCCGGACGTCACCCCCTACGCCGGGCTGGACGAGATCCGCGCCGCGACCATTGCGCTCAAGAGCTACGTCGACGCCCGCGAGCCAGAGCAGGAAGGCGACCCGCTCGACAAGGTGATTACCTGGCGCGACGCGGTGGCCGCAGACCTGGCTGTCTATGAGCTGGGCTCGCCGGGCGGTGGTGGTCCCGGGGGCGGCATTTTCCGCCCGCCGCCGCGGGGCGGGCTTGGCGGCTGGGACGACCTGACCCCACCAGATCCCCTGGACAACCTGGTGGTGACCTCGATCCCCACGGGCTTCTTCGTGGAGTTCGACGCGCCCATCTACCGCCAGGGCGGCGGCAACGCCTACTCGATCATCTACCAGGCGAACTACAGCGGCGCCGGGCCACTTCCGACGTTCTCCAGTGCGGTGGAAGTCGGGCGGGTCACCGAGCGTGGCGTGATCCTCGTCCTCTCAGCCGAGCCTGGCGTTCAGGGGCACTTCTGGGCCCAGCCGGTGAGCTTCGCCGAGGACTACAACCGCCTGGCCCCACAGACCACGCCCACCGGCGGCACGAACGGTGTCAGCGAGGTGGCCGGGCAACTCAGCGACGACCACATCGCCGACCTGAGCGCGGGCAAGTTGACCGCCGGCACCATCGGCGTGAGCGAGTACATCGAGAGCACCGGCTACGACCCCGGTGTCTACGGCTGGCGGATCGACGGCGACGGCGATGCGTTCTTCAACAACGTCGAGGTGCGCGGCACCATCTACGCCACGGCCGGCCTGATCGGCGGCGCGGTGATCGACGCAGATGGCGTGGAGTCCGACAACTACGTGGTGGACACCAGCGGCTGGCGGCTGGACAACGACACGGGGACCGCCTACCTCAACGACGTGCAACTGCCGGTCGGCACGGTCACGGAGACCAACAGGGACTATTCGGCGTCGGATGTGATCGCATGGCCGACTGCCGCGGGCCTGTGGGATCCCTACCCAAAGAGCGGCGCGGGCATCGTGGGTGTCGACCACGTGCGCAACACCGGCGTGTTGGTGATTCGCGCTGACGTGACCCTGAACATGCAGCTCGCCACCGCTGGCGTGGAGGCCATTCGCGCGAAGGTCGGGATCGGCTGGAAGCCAACCGCCGCATCCCCGGACACGGACTACGTGCCGATCCGCATCAGCGATGTGGTGGTGGCTGCCGTCAAAAGCAGCGCCACCGCCCGCACCAGCTCCGTGCCGGTGACCCTGAACTACCAGTTCTCGGTCGGCGAACTCACCCAGGGTACGAGCTACTACTTCTGCTTGAACCTCACCGACGTGGAAGCCTTGGACGCGGCCGGCGCGACGGTGGCGGTCACGGCCGGGGCAGACAACCAGATCCTGACCTCTGCCTTCATCGGCACCATCGAGAACAAGGTGTAAAGCATGGACATCCTCGCCGCCGCCTTGGTCACTGGCATCCACCTGGTCAGCGTCCACTCCGAGCCCACCTACCCATGCGGGGAGACCGAGTGCTCCTACAACAACACCAACCCTGGGCTGTACCTGGTGATGCCCAGCGGCCTGACCGCAGGGGGTCTATCACAACAGCTACCGACAGGTCTCGGCCTACGCCGGCTGGACGTGGCAGACCGCCGATGGTCGCTTCGGCCTGACCGCGGGCGCAGCGGTGGGCTACCGGCACGCAACGCTGATGCCGATGCTGACGCCATCGGTTCGATTCGACCTGTCCGACCGCTGGGCCATTCGGCTGTCGGCGATCCCCAAGCCGAAGTGGCCGCCCGAGGCGGCGGTGCTGCACCTGTCGCTCGAATACCGGCCAAAGTGATACGCAAGGATGCGTTGAGCGGCGTTCGTTGAACCGGTCGGTTAGGCCTGTGCAAGTGCGGGCGGGTTGTGGCTGAAGATGCGCGCATGCGAATCGACGTTTCACAGAGCCCGGCACTTTTTGCGCTGGCCAGTGAACGACTCGGCGGCCACTACCGCGCCGAGTTGAACCACAAGCTCATCAGCGTCATCAGCCCGGCCGGCGTGCTCGCGCAAGCGGTGTTCACCGGCATCGCGCCGCAGATCAAGGCCGAACTGACGATGTGGGCGCGCCCCGATCGCGGGCTGGCCGGGAGGCTGTTCCTGCGCACGGTGTTCAACGTGGTCTTCCAGCAGTGGAAGTGCAAACGGCTGCACGCGGTCACCCGCGAATCGAACCTGCCGGCGCAGCGCGCGCTGAACGATGCCGGGTTCCTGCACGAGGCCACCCTGCGGGCGTGGTTCGGGGCCGAGGACGGAATGATGTTTCGCATGTTGGCCACGGAATGCCAGTGGCTCTCGAAGGAGTAGAAGATGGACGTTGACGCACCCAGCCCAGATCCCGCGATCGGCGAGGCCTCAAAGGAGAGCATCCAGCTTGCACGCGACCAGTTCGCGGCCCAGCAAGCCCTGCTGCAGGAGTTCAAGCCGCTCTACATGGACCAGATCGCCCTGGCCCAGAAGCAGCAAGAAACCAACCTCGCGCGCTCCGACCAGGCCTGGAACGACTACCAGACCACCTTCCGACCGCTCGAGCAGAAGATGGCTTCGACGGTGGCCGGGTACGACACCCAGGACCGCCGCGACCAGGCCGCGAACGAAGCGATGGGAGGCGTGGCCTCGACCTTCGACACCGCGCGCCAGGGCCTGACCGAAAGCCTGCAAGCTCAAAGTGCTGCTGGCAGTGGCCGCGGGCTGGCGATGGGCAACGTGCTGGCGATCGAGGAAGCCAAGGCCAAGGCTGGCGCGGGCAACACCGCCCGGCGCAATGTCGAAGCGACGGGCCTGAGCCTGCTGGGCTCGGCGACGAACTTCGGCCGGGGCCTGACCAACACCGGCTTGCAGACGGGCCAGGCCGCCAATGCGAACGGCCAGGGCGTGATGGGCGGGGTGTCGGGGCTGTCGGGCCTGACTGGCGCCGGCTACTCGCAGGCGCTGCAGGGCTACGGGGTCGGCATCAACGGCCTGCTCGGGCAGTACCAGGCCAGCAACCAATCCACCGGCCAGCAGAACGCCATCTTCGGCGACATCCTGGGTGCCGGGATGATGGCCTACGGCATGTCGTCCAAGGACTTCAAGGAGACGGACGGCAACAAGGTCAGTGGCAAGAAGGCGCTCGACGGCCTGGCCGCGCTCGACATTGAGCACTGGACCTACAAGCCCGGCATGGGTGACGGCAAAGCGCACATCGGCGGTTACGCCGAGGACGTGAACCGCGAGTTCGGCGACAAGGCCGCACCTGGCGGCAAGGTGATCGACATGCAGCGCATGGGCCGCATCAACGCCCAGGCGATCACCGAGTTGGCCAAGGTGATGGACGACCTGGAAGCCGCCGCTTCCGCAATCGAGAAGCGCCACGGCGCCAAGGGGCGCAAGCATGCCTAACGCATGGGACAAGTTTTTCGGCAAGCAGTGGGACCAGAACAAGAAGTGGGACCCGCTCACGCACGGCCTGCTGGAGGCGGTGGTCAAGCAGGACTCGCACAACATCGCGGCGATCGACCACGGCATCAGCAAGATGTTCGGCGGCGACGGCTCGACGGTGCTGGGCGATGAGGCCCGCAAGGTGGAGAACGACCCCAAGCGAGGGGTAGGCCGGGCGGCGCTGGTGGCTGGTGCCATCTACGGTGCCGGCGCCATGGCGGGCAGCGGCGCCGGGGGTGCTGGCGCTGGCACGGGGGCGGGCGCAGGAGCCGGCGGCGCTGGTGCCGGTAGCTCAGGCATTGGCTCGGCCGGCGCCAGTGGCGCGACCAACGGGGCCTTGATCGACAGCTACCTGGGCACCACCGGCTACGGGGCCAGTTCGGCTGGCGCGGGGGGTGGCGCTGGTGGCGCGGCCGGCTTCGACTGGACCAAGATGGGCCAGCAGATGCAGGGCATGGGCGACGACGGCCAGGGTGGTGGTGCGGACGACATCACCCAGGTGGACCTCGCCGCGCTGGCCATGCAGGAGGAAATGCGCCGGCGCGAGCTGGACGCGATGGCCACCAGCAGCAAGAAGGCGAAGACGCCCGGCGGCGGATTGGCGGACCTGTCCGACCCCATCGACCACACCGGCGCACAGATCGCCGCGATCAAACACCTGGCGGAACGCGCTTCCGCGCTGCGCACGCGCCTGGCTGCGCTCAAGAAAGGGAAGTGACATGGCACAGCAAGGACTCGGCCTGATGCAGGCCTTGGGCGCCTACCAGCAGGGCCGCGCGTGGCGCGACAACCAGCAGCAGGTGACCCGGCAGCAGGACCAACTGGCCGAACAGAAGGCCCGCGAGGACAAGATCAAGGCGGCGAACCAGGCCGCGATCGGCTACCTCGATGAAGCCAAGAAGGCGCACGACGCCGAGCAGGCCAAAGCCCTCGAAGAGTGGACCCGCACCAAGGGCTCGGGCGAGGGGTTCCAGGCCAAGCCCTGGCAGACCAACGACGCGGTGATGTTCCGTGCTGCGGCGGCCCGCGGCGACGCGCTGCTGCAGGGCGGGCTGTTCGACGAGTACGCCAAGAACCGGGCAGCCATCATCCCCATGCAGATGCAGGCCCGCCGGGCGGCCTGGGAGAAGTTCCAGACGGATGGAGACCACGGCGAACTGGGACGCGCCTTCTACGACACGGTGCCCAACGGCCGGCACGTCAAGGCCTACGACGTGGCCGAGGCCCCGGGCCCGGACGGCAAGACCAAGGGCAAGAAGCTGCGCTTTCACATGGACGACGGCACCGTGCAGTTCATGGCGCCCGAGCAGGTGGAGGCCCTGGCCAAGCGGGCAATGACCGACCCGCAGAAGGTCATGGAGAACGAGTTCGCGCTGGACCTGTGGAAGGCCAAGGAGAAGGTGCGCGCCGAGGGTGACAAGGACGTCAACGCCCACAAGCACGGTCTGTCGATGCTCGAGATTCAGGAGCGCAACAAGGGCACGCAGGCCGTGGCCGAGACACGATCCGAAGCCACCACCGAGGCGGCCAAGATTCGCGCCAGCGCGAAGGGCAGCAGCGGCAGTGGCGGTGGCAGCAAGGGCTCCAACGTCCAGAGCGTGCAGACCGACAAGGACGGCTACAAGGTCATCGTCTTCCGCGACGGCACCACCAAGCCGATGAGCATGAACGGCAAGCCAGTGCGCGCGCAGGACTGGTCCAAGCGGGTGGACAAGCTCGCCAAGGATTTGGGCAGCACCCTGGGTGGCTTCAAAAAGTCGCCCGAGGAACTGCGCGCCCAGGCCGAGACGATGCTGGCCGGCGAAGCCGCGCCCACCGAAGACGCCAAGCCGGCCGAAACGCCGAAGCCCACCAACAAGCCGGGCGTGAAGTTCCTCGGCTTCGAGAAGTGACCCATGCCGATTGCACGCTTTGAACTGCCAGACGGTCGCATCGGCCGCTTCGAGGTGCCGGACGGCACGAGCGAGGACGATGCGATCTCCCTGATACAGCAGCACCTGGCCGACAACCCGGTGGCAGACAAGGCCGCGCGCCCGCTGCCCGAAGGCGTGACGCCATCGGATGCCGGCGCCGGCCGCGGCAGCGTGCGCCCGCACGGCCCGACGCTGCGTGAACGGCTGTTCGATCCCAGCGTGCGAACCGCCCCGCAGCCTGTCCAGCGCCGCGGCGGCACGCGGTCGGAGGCTCGGCCGTTCGTGGCCACCGGGCGCGACACCACGGCAGCCGAAGTAGGCGAGGCCATCGGCGGAACCCTGGCCGGCACAGCGGCCCTGGGCATGGAGAAGGGCCTGGGGGTCATGCTGGACCTGCAGAACAGCGAAGGCCGCGAGCCCGAGGCGCCGCCGCTGGACAACGCGCTGGAAGAACCGCCCGCCTACCCGCCGAACCAGCAGGAGGCGATTGCCCGGCAGAGCCTGCGCCCGGAAGTTGCCCAGCGCCGAGCGCGCGAGGCCAGCGCGCCGGCCGAGGCCCGGCCGTTCTCCACCGGCCAGAACATGGCCACCGACGTGCGCGAGGCCACGCAGAACCCGGTGGCGCGCGGCGTCGCGCAGGGCATTGGAACCATCGGCAAGGTGGGCCCGGGCGCACTGCGCATTGCGGCCGACTTCCTCGGCTCTGAGGGTCTGGGCGACCTGGCCAAGGCATCCGGCCGCGCCGCGGATGAGTTCTCCGGTGGCGTCACCAGCGATCTCAAGGGCAACGACAAGCTGGTGGCGCAGATCACCGGCTCCATCGTCAACTCGGCGCCTTCGCTCGCGCTGGGCGTGGTCGGCGGCCCGGCCCTCAAGACCCTCTTTGTCCAGTCCGCCCTGTCGGAATACAACGCCGGCCGCGATGCCGGGTTCGCGCCGGAAGAATCTCTGATGCGGGCCGGCATCATGGGCTTCGCCGAGGCCATCGGCGAACGCGCGGGCTTCCCTGAGCAGATCAAGCTGCTGAAGTCCCTGGCCAAGCACGTGCCCACCGATCGCCTATCGAAGGTCTTCGGCGACATGCTGGCCAAGGAGATCCCGGGCGAACAGTTGACCACCGCCCTGCAATTCATGGCGGACAAGGCGGGCCCGGCGGCGCTGAGCCCGGACGCCACGCTGGCCGACTACCTGGACCAGGCCGGCGAGACCCTGAAGGTCACCATCGGCCAGACGGCGGTGATGGGCGGCGGCCCGGCGGCGGTCGGCACCACGCGCAACGCGCTGCGCAAGGCGGACGCCGGTGCCACGTCGGCCGCGCCAGACCCCGCGGTGATCCTGGCCAGCGCCATCGACCAGGCCGCCAACGACTTCGGCCTGAGCCCCAAGGCCACCGCCGCGCTGCGGGACAAGGCCAACACCATGCCCGCCGAACAGGCCGCGGGCTTCGTGGAGCGCGCGCTGGCCGAGTTCGAGCGCGGCAACCTGGTGCGCAAGCCCGGCGCGGCGGCCGGCTTCAAGCAGACCCTGAACGACCTGGCCGAGAAGGCGCAGGCCGAAGCCGAGTCCCAACCGGCCGAGCCGGAAGCAGCGCCCGCGCCCGAAGCCGCACCAGAGCAAACGCGCTTCGACGCTGGCGCCATGCTGGAAGGCGACGACTTCAGCGGACTGGACACCCCGGCGCAAGCCGGCCCGGCAATGACCGCCCCGGGTTCAAGTGCGGTCGAAGAAGGAAGCCCCGATGCAGAAGTAGAAGCCATTGATTCGTCGTCGACAGCGGCGCAGGTAGGAGTGCCTGCGTCGCCCATCGAAGGCGAGCCCATCAATCGCAACTGGTCGGCTTTCACACCCGAATCCGGCAGCCTTGGCATTCCCAGGGAGCAGATGCCCCAGGTGAAGGCTGAGCACCGAGGCGCGCTCACCAACTTCCTGAACGCCCGCGGCATCACACACGAATCCGGCGAGGTGCCGGCGCATGTGCTGCGCCCGACGCAAGCCGAGTTCTCGCCCCGCAAGGTCGAGCAGGCCGCCGACTTCACCGGCGGCAACCGGGCCGTGCTGGTGAGCAAGGACGGTTTCATCATCGACGGCACCCACCAGTGGGCGGCCGCCCGCGAGGCCGGCGCGGCGATCAAGGTGATCCGCTTCGACGCCCCCATTCAAGACCTGCTGCGCCTGGCCCAGCAGTTCCCCAGTTCGTTCTCATCGGGAGGTGCCAGCCGTGCTGGAAGTGGACCTGGATATGCCGAGCCTGCCGGACCTGCTGGAGCAGGGGCTGCTGACCCAGATGCAGGCGGACGAACTGAACCACTGGTTCAAGGCGAGCTGCAACAGCCGGTACCCGCTGGAACTGCCGGAACCCCTGTACCGGGCCCTGCTGTACGCGACGGCGCTGGCGCAGATGGACCTGGAGCGGGAAACGATGCACTGACGGTCGGCGCCGCGGTGGAGTTGGGCGGCAAGCCCTACACCGTCAAGGCCAAGAGCCCGAAGGTCATCCGCCTGACTGGCGAGGACGGCAAGGTCCGGGTCATCAGCAGCGACTCGGCCAACTGGTCGAAGATCAAGCCAGCGACTGCGAAGCCAGCAGCCCCCACCGAAGAATTCGCCGGCAAGCATGGCGAAGGCATGGCCGAGCACGTCGCCAAGGCCAACGCCATCCGCCTGCGCAAGGAGCGCCCGGACCTTGAATGGACCGTGGCCGAAGCCGACCCCGCCCGTAACCCCAAACTGAAAGCCGACCGCTATGTCGTTCAGGGCCGCCCGCTTCAACCCCAAGCCCCGGCAGCAGAAGCAGGAGCGCAGGCGGGAGGCGTGGAGCCGGCAGGATCAGCAGGAGAGGCCGCTGCCGCTTCCGGATCCGCCCAGGTGGAAGCCGATGGGCTGAGGGCGCAGCCGGCGCGCAAGACCCCGACCACCGCCCGCAGCAAGGCCCCGAAGGCGAAGAAGGCGCGCAAGGTCATGGACTCCTGGGTGCTGGGCGAGATCGTCCACCGACTGGGCGGCATCGGGCTGGGCCTGCGGGCGGACCTGTCCAGCAAGGCGCTGCGCGAGCGCACCAACAAGACAACCGGCAAGGTGACCCAGTACACCGCCTGGCGCGGCGACGGCATGCTGTTCCGCGCCACCGGATCGACCGACCTGACCGAGATTGCGCAGGTGCTGGAAGAGGCCGGGTTCCTGGAGCCCGGGCTGGTGGAGCGTGACTACCTCGAGGCCACCAGCCGGGTGCAGGACATCATCAAGGCCGAGATCGCCAAGCCCGGCAGCACGCAGGCATTCGGTGCGATCGAGGACCAGGCGCGCCAGCGCGATGAAGACGCCCGAGCCGAGCACGAGGAACGCGAACAAGCCGAACTGGACGAGTGGCTGCACGGCGAACTCGACATTCAGGCCGCCAACCTCCCCGCCGAACCGGAGGCGCACAATACCGCCCTGGAACTGGCCCGCCTTCTGAACGAAGCGGCCGAAGCCGGCGTTGACGTCGACTCACTGAAGGACGACTTCTTTGCATCGTCCGATCCCGAATGGAGCCAGGAAGCCTATGACACCCGCCTTGCCCAAACTCTCCGTGACGCTGCCGCCCGAACTCGTGTCGAAGCTCGACGCGATGACACCGGAACTGCGCGAGCAGACGATCCAGTCAGCCGCCCGGCTGGCGTCGATCAAACTCGGGCGCCGGGTGACGGGGCAAATGGACCTGACGATGCCATTCGATCCGAAGAAGAAGCCCGCCCAGGGCTGACCCTCGCCGCCGAGACCCCGGCCGACGCTCAGGCCAAGGCCGCCCGCGAAGCCGAAGCCCTCGCCTCAGAGCGGAAGGCCAAAGACGCCGAGCAGGCGCGGCTGAAGAAGGAAGCCGACGAGCGCGAGGTGCGCGCCCGGGCGGATTCCAGCGTCGATGACTTCCAGCTCGGGCAGAGCGCGGATCAGCAGTTGTCGGGGCAGCGGGACATTTTCAGCGCCTCGCCGCCACCCAAGCGCCAAACCAAGGTCACGCCGCAGGTCCCCAGCGCCAGCCAACTCGCTTCCTTCATTGGCATCGCCGCGGACTCGGCGCAGGCGCTGCGGCGCTCGGATGTTGAACGCGTCTTGCGCGAGGCGCCGGTGCACTTCCGCGTCGGGCTCGCAGCCCACATCCAAGCCAGGCGGCCGGATCTCACTGACGAGGTGGACGAGGTGCTGGCGGAACTGAACCAAGCACCGCCGCAAATGAAGCGCGGCACCAGCGCCGGCCTGCCCCTGGCCACCGCCCGCAAGACCATCGCCGCCTTTGAGGCCCAGGGTGTGCGCAAGGTCAACCTCGCCGCCACCCTGGCCGACATGCCCCAGGCCCGGCGCGACGCCATCCTGGCGACCGACCCGAGCGGCCGGGTGCGCGGCGCGTACTTCCCTAGCGCCGATGAGGTGTGGGTGATCGCCGAGAACCTGGGCAGCGAGCGCGAGCTGGTCGACGTGGTGCTGCACGAGTCCTTCCACCGCGGCCTGCACGTCACCTTCGGCGCCGATGGCGCCAAGCTGCTGCGGCAAATCTACGCCACCAACAAGAGCGTGCGCGTGCTGGCCGACAAGCAGATGGAGCGCTTCGGCCTGAGCAAGGAAGAGGCGACCAACGAAGCCTTGGCAGACTTGGCCATGACCAACCAGGTGCAGAACCTGAACGGCTGGACCCGGCTGCTGCGCATGATCCAGGCCTGGCTCGGCAAGATCGGCCAGGCGCTGGGGATCGAGTTGAAGTTCACCGACAAGATGGTGGTGGACCTGATCGCCGGGATGACGCGTGCGGGCCTGCAGCCGAACGTGGCGCCGGCGCCCGACACCAGCAAGCAGGACCGGGCCGCCGCCATCAGCGAGCAGGTGGCTGAGGGCAAGAGCTTTGCGGAGGCCACCAGCGAGGTGGCGTTGAGCCGCAAACCCAGCTACACCCCCGAGCAGAAGGCCGCCCTGGGCAAAGCCGGCGTGTCCGGTCCCGTGTCCCTGAAGGGCAAGCTGCAGCGCCACTACAGCGCGGCGATGAACCTGCTGGCCGACCGGCACGCGCTGGCGGCCGAAGCGCAGCAGGGCCTGCTGGACCAGTTCACCGGCATCAAGCGTGCCGTGCAGCGCGACGTGGGCAACCTGCCGGTGGAGCAAGACCCCTACGTGGCGGCCCGGCTCGCCAACGGCGGCGCCTCTTCGGTGATGCGCGCCCTGCTGCTGCACGGCCAGGCGAAGTGGGCGGCCAACGGCCAGCACCTCGAGAAGATCGACGGCACCAAGGGCCTGCTGGACATCCTCGCCCCGCTGGGCGACGACCTGAACGACTGGTTCGGCTGGATGATCGGCAACCGCGCCGCGCGCCTGATGGGCGAGGGCCGGGAAAACAACTTCACCCCTGCCGACATCAAGGCGCTGCGGTCCCTGGCCACGCCAGCGAAGAAGGCGGCATTCCAGAAGGCGGCCCTGCAGTACGCCGCCTTCAAGCGCTCGGTGCTCGACGTGGCCCAGGACGCAGGCCTCATCAACGCTGAGGCGCGCAAGGCCTGGGACTACGCCGACTACATCCCCTTCTATCGCCAGATCGACGAGAAGTCGACCTTCAGCCCCACCGGGCGCAAGGGCCTGGCCGGGCAGTCGTCGGGCATCCGCTCGCTCAAGGGTGGCGAGAACGCGCTGAACGACCCGATGGAGAACCTGCTGATGAACTTCAGCCGGTTGATCGACGCCAGCCTGAAGAACAACGCCTTGCGCAAGACCGTCGACACCCTGAAGGCGGCCAAGTCCGACGCGGTGGTGAAGATCGGCTACGACATGACGTCGCAACTGATCCCGGCCGAGCAGGTGAAGCAGCGGCTGGTGGAGGCGGGAACGCCGCAGCAGATCCTGGACGTGATCCCGCCCGAGGCCTTCGACGGCATGGCCAAGATGTGGGCGGTGCAGGCTCCGAGCGACCCGGACGTGATCCGCCTCATGGTCGACGGCAAACCACAGTTCTACCGGGTGGAAGACCCCCTGCTGCTGAAGGCGCTGACCAGCTTTGTGCCGTTCGACTTCCCCGGCCTTGGAATGATGCGGTGGTTCAAGCGCCTGCTGACCAGCACGGTCACGGCGGCCCCGGACTTCGTGGCCCGCAACTTCATCCGGGACACGGTGGCGGCGCAGATGATCACCCGCGACGGGTTCAACCCGGGCAAGTCGCTGCAGGGGGTGGCCAAGTCCCTGCGCGAGAGCGGCGGGTTCGAGCACATGCTGTTCGCCGGCGCGAGCTTCCAAAGCGGCAATGTCAACGCGGCCGACCCAACCGGGACCGGCCGAGCCATCCGGCGGGCGCTGCGGAAGAAGGGCTTTGACGCCTCGTCCGTCGACGCATTCACGGGCTCGGTCATCGACACCGGCCTGAAATTCTGGGAGAAGTACCGGCACTTCAGCGAGGCGATCGAGAACGCCAACCGCGAAGCGGTGTTCGATGCAGCAACCAAGGGCGGCAAGACCGTCACGGCGGCGGCCTTCGAGTCCAAAGACCTTATGGATTTCTCGCTGCGCGGCTCGTGGGCGGCCTACCAGATCCTCGCCGACGTGGTGCCGTTCCTGAACGCCCGCGTGCAAGGCCTGTACCGCCTGGGGCGCTCCGATCCCAAGCGCGTGGTGGTGCTGGGCCTGCTGATGACCGCGGCCACCCTGGCGCTGGCGTGGGCCAACGACGGCAACGACGAGTACGAGGGCCTGGCAGACTGGGACAAGGACACCTACTGGCACTTCTGGATCGGCGGCGAGCACTTCCGCTTGCCGAAGCCGTTCGAGCTGGGCGTGGTCTTCGCCACCATCCCCGAGCGGGTGATGCGCTTCGCGCGTGGCCAGGACGGCGGCGGCAAGACCGCCGGCCGGCTGTGGGCCAACGTGCGCGACCAGTTTGCCTTCGACCCGGTGCCGCAGATGATCCGCCCGTGGATGAACGTGTGGGCCAACAAGGACACCTTCCGCGGAACCCCCATCGAGGGCATGGCCGACGAAGGCAAGCCGCCGCACCTGCGTTACTCGGCCAGCACCTCAGAAACCACCCGGGAACTGCTGGACCTGACCAAGCCGGTCACCGACCCGCTGGCCCTGAGCCCGAAGAAGCTGGAGTACCTGGTGAACGCCTACACCGGCGCCGCCGGCTTCTACGCCCTGGCCCTGTCCGACATTGCCGTACGCGCCATGACCGACGCCCCGCCGCAGCCCGAGATGCGCGCCGACGACATCCCTGTGGTCAAGGCCTTCTACCGGGTCAACCCGGCACGTGGCACGGTTTGGGAGAGCGACCTGTACGACATGCGCGCGGCGGCCGAGGAAATCTACCGCGGGGTCAAGGCGCTGGAGCGCGAGGGTGACCTGGAGCGCGCCACCGAACTGACCGAGGACAACTTGGACAAGCTCGGCGCCCGCACGGTGCTAGACGAGGCCGGCAAGCGCCTGGCGGGGATCAACAAGCAGCGCGACAAAATCTACCGCGACCCGGACATGAGCCCGGCCGAGAAGCGCCAGCAGCTCGATGAACTGCTGAAGCTCAAAGCCGAGATCGCGCGCAACGCGGTGGAGCACCCGGCCGTGACCGAGGCCTTCTGATCCTGGAATGAAAAAGCCGCCTCAGCTTTCGCGGGGCGGCTTGTTCTGGAGCGGGAACCGAGTTCACACACCAGTCTTTCCACGGACAGGTGAAGGCTAACAGCCCCGGCCCTCTGTGGTCAAGCCAGCCGCTGGACCAGGAAGGTCACGAAGACCGCCGCGGCGCCGAGTCCACCCAGGATCATCAGCGCCGCGGTGAACCGCTCTTCTGCTGCCGGCGTGATGCCGTTGAACAGGCGGTAGGCGAGGTACATCAGCAGCAGCCCGGCCGGGAGGCCCGGCGTCGCCAGCAGCAGCAGCCCAACCACCATCAGCACCAGGCACAGAAGCGATCGCATGCGGCCGATTGTGGGCCCGCCAGCGCGCGCACTTGCACGCCTCGCGTGGGTGTGAATGCGCCCTGCCCGCGGGTATAGTGCGGCGTTCGGGGGGATAGAGAACCCCGGCAAAACTCCGGCACAGCCCGGGAAATCCATTGCGAATCAACGCCCTGCGGTTCCGGCCTCGGGCACCAGTTTGAACGTAGCTTTGAGCATTCTTCCCCCGCAGAACACCCCTTTCTCCCTCGTGAAAGGTTCCACGGGAAACCCGCCTCATACCTCGTAACGCCTCCTAGAATCTCCGGCGAACTCCGGCAAACCACCGGCAGCAACTCCGGCAGAAGGGGCAAGGGATGGCGAGCTTCAGGAAACGGCCCAGCAAGAAGTGGCCGAGTGGCGTGCAGGCGACCGTCGACATTGCCGGCGCTGGCGAGGCCAGCGAGACCCTGCCGAACATGCGCGAGGCGCGCATCTGGGCGGCCGAGAAGGAAGCCGAACTTCGGGCCGGGCTGTCGGGCGCCTTCCCCAGGAAGACGCTGGGCGACGCCCTGGACCGGTACGAGCGCGAGGTGACGTCCCACAAGCGCGGCAAGCGCTGGGAGTCCGCCCGCATCGGGCACATGCAGCGCGAATTCCCTGAGCTGTGCGCCAAGGTGCTGCACAAGATGACAGCGGCCGACTGGTCGGCCTGGCGCGACGCCCGGCTGCGTGGTGCGGGGAAGCGCCAGGCGGTGTCGAAGGGGACCGTGCAGCGAGAGATCAACCTGTACCGCAACGTCTGGTCGATCGCCGCCAAGGAATGGCGGTGGTGCGCCGAGCCCTCCCCGTTCCGCTCGATGCGCATGCCCGGCGACAACCCCGCGCGCCAGCGCATGGTGTCCTGGCAAGAAGCTCGAGCATTGGCCAGGCGGATGGGCTACCGCACCGGCCGCCGGCCCGAGGACAAGTCCGGCGAACTCGCCTACCTGCTGCTGCTGGCGCTGGCCACCGGAATGCGGACCGGGGAACTGCTGAGCCTCACCGGTGAGACCGTGGACCTGCAGCGCCGGGTGGCGCGGCTGGACGTGCACAAGACGCTGGAGAAGGCCGGCGTGCGCCACGTGCCCCTGCCCCGCCGCGCGGCCCGCCTGCTGGCGCCGCTGCACCGCGAGGGCCGGCTGTTCACGCTCACCGCGGACTCAGCCGATGCGCTGTTCCGCAAGTACCGCGACCAGCTCATGATCGATGGGCTGACGTTCCGGGACACCCGGGCGACGGCGCTGACGCTGTTGTCCAGGAGGGTGGATCTGCTGACGCTGACCAGGATTTCCGGCCACCTCGACCCGCGGCAGATCAGCGAGGTGTACTACCGCGAGCGGGCCGAGGACATTGCCGCGCGGATCTGACCCAGAAGGATGCCGGGTCACCCAGCGCGCGTGCGCCGCCGAGGAAATTGGGCACGCCCGGCGCGGCCTCGGCTAGTTACCACTGGTGAGGGCGGCCGGTGCTGAATTCCGGCATTTGGCGTGCACTCCACACCGGCATCCTTCGATGGAACAAGGGCCAGAACATCCAG